GGGCAGGAGCCATCATGCCCAACTCTAATCCTGATCTGATTACCTGTCTCCGCTCAGGCGTGCGCACGCTCTATTCGGATCTGCGCAACGTTGGCGATCCGCAACTGATTCTCGACAACTATATCCTGACGAATCTTCCGCTGATTAATTCCAACTATGGCCCCGGAGTGCCAAACCCTGCATTTCGCGTAACGCTCGGCTACAACGGATTCCATGACGGTGTGATGTGGCACCCCAACTGGACGTTGCCCGTCTCGACGCGCAGAGTTCTTGCCATCAACGAACGCCAGTCAGGAACCAACGATAACTTTCAGCCTGTGGCTCCAGCCCCATTCGGCTTACCGGGCGTGATGCAGGGAAATTACAACAACCTATGGGCGATGGAGCAGGGCGCTGTCGTGATGCCGGGGACCGTTCAGGCGGTTGACCTTCGGCTCAGAGTGAGAATTGGCTATCCATCGAGCTACAACGTTGCCAATCTGGATTTCAATACCACCTACATCCCGATTCTGAACTGCGCTGATGCGGTCGTAGCCAAAATGCTTGTGGAGTATGCCAAGCGTTTCGCTCCCGAGCAGTACCAGATGGTAAAGGCCGAAGAGAAAGACCAGATGGACAAGCTCTTTCTTGAATCTGTTCGGCAGATGCAGCTCAACGAGAATCAGCGTTCGGAGTTCGGCAGCGAAGCGGTGCAGGACTTCGCTATTTCCTGGTCGTGGCTCTGAGAAAGAGCCCTCAACCCTAACTGGAACTGAGGAGGTTCCCACATGGCAGTCAATTTCATCGCAATTCCCAGCGGCTACCCCGATGGCATCGACACAACTACGCGCAAGACCGTGGTTACCGGCCAGCTTCTGCCTTACAACTCAGCCAATGCGCTGATTCAGATCACGGCGTTTTCGATCACCTCAAACGTAGTGACGTTCACCGCGGCCAACGCTCTTACCGCGGGCGGGTCGGATGCGATCTTTGTCGCAGGGTTTGAAGGTGCTCTCGCTTACTTGAATGGCGGATACACAACCACCTCAGCGACAGCAACCACCATCGTGGCTGCGCTGACACATGCGAACGTGGCATTAACCAGTGCATTGGGACTCGCTACGCTTGCTCCTAACTATGCAACGAGCGGCCTTGCGCTCGGAGGCTTCTATTCTCTCTCCGGCAAAGCGACAGGCATCGGCACAATTGGGCCCAGGAGCTATCCGACCAACCTCAGCGTGTTCTCGCTGCTCGGCACGCGCCAGTATCCCGTCAACCTCCAGCCTCAGCCTGCATTGATCCTAGATTACACGCTGGCAGGAGTTCAGGCCACCAACGCAGCCGCTGTGCCGGCTGATTCGATCGGCTTCCGCGCCGAATACAACAAGAACGCTTACTAAATGCACGGAGTCACTGAAGGCGCACCTGTACCACTGAATTCGTATGGGGGATTGGTTACCCTAGCCGATCCCTCATCGATTCCTGAAGGTGCGTCTCCGAGAACCTACAACACGGATTTCAATGTGGGCGCGGTGATGACTCGCCCAGGGCTCCGAAAAGTCTTCAACGCATCGAATGCCTCGATAGGTCCAAACCGCCCAACTGTAGCGCTATCCCCTAATTGGATCAATCCTCTCAACATCCTTCTAGGCGATGGGGTATATACGCAGTCTGTCGCCAATGGAACCAATGCGTTGACGATTGAGAATTTCACCTTCTCGATCCCATTCGGCGACATTCCCACGGGCGTGCTTATTCCCTTGGTTGGCTATGCGACCGCGGGAAGCGTAAGTATTGTCGGGCAATTGCTCAAAAACGGCGTTCTGGTGGGAGAGCGACGCGCTGTCACAATGCCGACAGTTTCAGGAGGCTTCTCTCTTGGCGGCGTGAATGACACCTGGGGAACATTTCTGTCTGCCGCAGACATCAACAACCACCTTTGGGGCGTACAGCTCACCGCTACATCTACCCTGTTCCCAGGAGCAACGGCGTTTCTCGATAGTGCGCAAGCAACGATTGGAATCACCACAGGCGGGTCTAACTTCCAATACATCGGCACATTCACACAGCAGGATGACACGATCAAGAACATTGCCCTCGATGCTGCCGGGAATTTGTTTGTTGAGGACGTAACGAACAATCCCGGAGTGCTTACAGAGATCCGCACCGACATCACGCCTAACTCTGCTTCCGTGCAAGTGAATGGGCCGGACGTGCAGTTCATGGCATTCTCTGACTATCAGACGGGATCCGACATGCCTCTGCAGTATGGGTCAGATGGATCAATTTCAAGGATTACAAAGGTCGGCCCCGGTGCTCCTCCAGCCTTCACTCCACAGATTGCCAGCTCCGTAAATTTCGACATTGCAACCATCACGCAATATGCTGCGAAATCGAACATCCTGAATCCGGGGCATATTTCTGTGCTCTTGTGGTCTGCAGGTCCGGGCTCGACGCAGCCGGGAAACGTCATCACGGTTTACTACTCTCCCTCGTTTTATTCAGGCGCACCACAACCTGGGGCTGAAGATAAAACCCTCGTCAATACATTCAATTCAGGCGTTCCAACCTACGTGTTTCTCGATGGCATGCCGTTTGGAGATGGGACGTATCTCGTTACCTCAGTCGGCAATGCGTTGCCTCCCGGTGTTGACCACTTCCGCTACTATTTCACCGTCCAGACAACAACGAGCAATTATCAGAAGCAAAACGAAGCCGCGGGCACCTATCAGCAGACCATCGGAACGATGACGATGGTTGATCCAGTCCCCGGCCTGGAAGCAGGGAATGTCGTCACTGTTGCAGGAGCTTCGGTAGCGGATTGGGATACAGCTTGGCCTATTGTAAGCACCGTCAACTCGGCAGAGATGACGATTACCAACACTGCCGTGACCGCATCGGTTGCAACGTACAACTATGCGGTAATTGGGGCAGGTAGTCCTCCCGCCGCAGGAGAATTGGTCACCGTTACAGGCACGACAAATGCCAATGGGCAACTCAATGTCACGAACGCAGTGATTCAGACCTCCACGGGAGGAGGGACAGGATCGTTTACCCTGAGCGTTCCGGTAGTCACTGCTGCATCCTCGCCTGAATCCGGCCAAGCTACGACAGCAGGCACGATATTCACGATCGACCCGGGTCCGGTAGAAGCAGGAACTGTGACCAGCCCGATCTTTGGCAATTCCACGGGCGGAACCTTGACCTTTACCGCCGCCGATGCGCAACTGATTGGTGTCGGAACGAGGCAGGGTTCCGTATTTTTCATCTATCCGAACGGCTACTACACATTTCCCGCGCCGCCAGTGACTTTTACCTGCCCCGAAAATACAACGGGCATCGTGGCGACGAACATCCCGATTGGCCCTCCTGGCGTAATTGGGAGAGGGGTCATTGTCACCGAAGCGGGGCAGAATGGAGTACCGGGAGCCAACTTCTTTACTATTCCAACGCCAGTCGATTACATCGTCAACAATCAGACCTACACCGCATCGTCTCTTCTGATTCAGGACAACACTTCAACGTCCGCATCGTTCACGTTCACAGATTCAGTGCTCCTAAATGCGCTCGCTGTCGATGTGTATGGGTATAACCTCTTCAATCAGATTGAAATCGGCGATCCTGGCTGGCTTGTCTCGTACAACTCTCGTATGTGGTATGGGCTTTGCCGGAACAAGGTGCAGAACTTCAATAACCTGAGTTTCGATGGCGGATACCTGCCCGCGCAGCAGCAAGGGCAGCTAGTTCCTTTGGGTTGGTCAACCCCGGATCAAAATGGGGGCTTGGTAGTCTCGCCGAGATCCGGCAATGCCTATTACATCAGCAACTCGACCGGCTCAACGTTGTCCGTTGCAGGGTTGATTTCACAGTCCGCTTATCAGGATGCCTACAAGCAGCCGATCATTTTGCCGAACACGCTTTACTCGGTGCGGGTAACAGCGCGCATTCCTTCGGCGAGTCTCGCGGGGAACCTGGTTATCACGCTCACAGCCAATGGAATTACCTATGGGACATACACTCTTCCGTTTACAGGAATGTCCACGGATTACGGGATCTATAGCGGAACACTGCTGACCACTGCGTTTACAACGGTCCCGACAGGATTAACGCTGAATGTCTCGGCGACAACGGTGGGCAATGGCGCCGACGTAGAGATCGATCGCATCGAGCCTTACCCGACAGCTATTCCGGTTCTTCTCAATACCATCTACGGCTCTTACGCTGGATTGTCGGAGCAGGTTGACGCGGTAACCGGGCAAGTGCAGACATCGAACGAGAATCAGCAGCCCTGCAACGGAGCGGTGGTTATGTATGACACGCTCTATCTTCTAAAGGGCTCGATTGAAGGCACGAGCATGTATTCGCTTCAATCTTCTGCGAATCTTGAGCCTGCACAGTGGGATGAGCCGGAAGTTGCGCAGAAATCCGGGTCCATCGGAATCCTTGCTTACGACTTCGGTGAGCAGTGGATTGTGATGGCGAACCGGAACGGGCTTTATTTGTTTGAGGGTGGCCAGCCGGGAAAGATCACGCAGGAAATCTATCAGATCTGGGACTCAATCTACTGGCCCTCTGCTAACAAGATTTGGGTCAAGAACGATGTGATTCACCGGAAGCTGTATGTTGGCATTCCTCTGCCGACGCCGAATTTCTGGATGCCGAACGCTCCGGTAAATCAGGCTCCAGTCAGCCCCAACGTCATCCTAATGTTGAACTATCAAGGCCTCGATTCAGGGGAAACTCTGAAGTTTGGGGCGCAGATGCACACCACGATGTTCGGCGCCCTGAACTCGACAGACGAGCGCAGAAAATGGTCTTTGTGGGACATCGCTTCGCCCTACGCAAACATCGTCACAGATGCTCTGCCCATGCTGATCACAAGGCGAATCGGACATATCACCTACACGTTCATCGGTCCCGGTCCGATTGATGAAGGCCTATACATCTGCAATGGCTCGGGAACTTCTACCGTCTATTACCTCGACAGCACAAGCGAAACCGATGACGGAGTAGCGATTGATTCTCTCTACACCACTGCAGGGCTAGTAGAGGCTACAAAGAAGCAGACCGTGCCGATCTTCGGACCGGGGTATGCGAGATGGTCGTACATGACCGTGCAGCTCCAGTCTTCGGGCAACGTGCAGTGCAGGCTTCTGCCGAACATCCTGATCGGACCTGACGACGATGCCACGAACTACAACGCATGGACCGTTCCCGGTGGTTTCTCTCCCGGAAATCCTGCTTTGTACGACTGCGAAATGGCGCTGAATTTCTATGCGATGAGAACGTTCTGGGAGTTCCGCGAAAATGACGGCCACGGCTTCTCGCTCTCGAACTTCGTCGGATATGGCAAGCAGGATACTTGGAATCGACGCCGCGGAATTAAGGCAGGTGTATTGGCATGAGTCTTCCTGGGCGTGACTTGCTGGCGCATATCAAGAACGAGAACCCAAAACTGGGAGCGTTTCTTGAGAACTACGTGCTGCCCCAGATCCAGACCACGGCAGGAAACGCAGCGGTCAGCGCGGTGGGCAAGATCTCAGCGCCCGATCCTCCTGAAAGCGTGACGGTTGTTCCTGCAACGTCTGGCGACATGATCCAGGTGGTAACGAACCATGCAGCGGCAATTCAAAAGGGAGCGCACTACATCTACTCGATTGCCGACAATCCTCAATTCTCAGGAGCCATGACGCGGATTGAGCCTGCTACGAGAGCCCCGGTGCATTTCGCTCTGCCGACATTCAAAGCAGACGGCACAACCAAGCATGACTGGCATGTTGCCGTGCAAGTTCAATACCAAGGATCCGATCCTTCACCGGCCACGTATCACGGTGGAGTAAGCCCATCGAAGATCAACCTGAACGGCACGGCATCAATGGATTTCACTCCCGGCACAGGCTCAGGCACCGCAGAGAACGGCGGCCAGACTTTAGTAGGGCTAGGCAAAGCGCAAGTGAGGCTCGGAACGAAGTGATCCGCGATTACAAGCCAGAAGATCTCGAAGCACTGAAAGCAATTCATAAAGAGCAAGGATTCGATTACAGTTTTCCTGCTGATCTCGACTCGCCGCTGTTCCTTATAAAAAAGGTGCGCGAAGTTGATGGGCAGCCCGTAGCCGCAATGATCTTGCGAATCACGGCAGAAACATTCCTTCTCGTCCAAGGAAGCCCGGTTGCAAAAGGTCGTGCAATTGAAGAGTTGCAGCCAGAAGTTATCAGGGCAGCTTGGGAGCAGGGAATCGATGACGTTTGCTGCGTCATCCCGCCTGAAATCTCCATCCAGTTTGCCCCTGTACTTGAACGATTGGGCTGGTCTCGTAATCGGGACTGGCCGATGTACCAAAGGAGCACTGGATGCGATCAGCAGTAGGTCAGGCGGGCAACGCCTACAAGCAAGCGGTAGGTACGGCGACAGACCTGGGCGGAAGAGCCTCGGGGATCAACGCCAACCTTACTCCCTTTCTGACATCTGAGATGCTGCACCCTCAAGGCTTAGGACAAGAGGGCATCGCAGCAGAAACGTCTGCCGCTCTCGGCGGGGCTGGGGGAGCCGCGTCGGGATTCGTGGGGCAGGCTGCTCAACGGGCGGCCGCCTCACGAAACCCAGCAGCGTTCCAGGCTTCGCTTGCCGATGCAGCCAGAAGCCGCGACAAGGCCGCTGCGCTTGGTTCGGAACAAATCCAGTCCCAGAACGAGCAGATGAAAGAGCAGCAGCGTCAGGCGGGCGCTGGAGGCCTCGAAAAACTCTATGGCGTCGATACCAGCGGCATGCTGGAGTCGCAAGGGCAGGAGGCCGGAGACATTAACGCAGAGGTGGGCGCAAACAAGACGGGCTGGCTGCAGAACGTTAACGACACGATCGCAACACTTTCAGGCGCAGCCAAAGCATATAAGCCGGGTGGATACTAATGGGCGTTTGGGCAGATGTACGAAAACCGCTAGCTCCCGATGAACCGCCTCCCGAGATGCCTTCGGTATGGGCAGTGCCGGACTCTCAGCCTGTGCCAATGTCGTCTCCGGTTGCCAATGTGCGCGGTCCCAGGATGCAGCTATCGACAAACACAGCGCAACAGGGTGACCTTGCAAAGATTGCCGCACGCGACACGCTGACGAACGACATTGACCGCCTGAACGATACGCGGTGGAAGCAGGCGCATCCGTGGGGCTCGGCTGATAACCACCCCGGCAAGCTCGGCAAGATCGCTCACGCCTTTTCTGTGCTTGGAAACGTAGCCGGAAACATCGTTGCGCCGAACGTGATGGCAAATATCCCCGGCACACAGCTCAACATGCAGGAGAAGGAACAGGGGCTCGCCAAGAAGCTCGATACAGACGTGCAGCACCAGTCTGAGGACGAACTACATGGAGCGCAATCCCGAAATCTGACCGCCGAAGCCGCGAGAACCGAAGCGGAGCAGCCCTATGTTGCCCCAAGCGCGGAAGCCAAGAACCGCCTTGAAAATGCACAGGCCACCGAATTGGAAAACACAGCCGCAGCGGGGCCAAACCTTGCAACCGGCTATGCTCATGCCGTAAATGACGCTATGAAGCGCGGCGTTGATCCCGCACAAGATCCCATTGTGCAGCATATTGCAGATGCAATTACGAGCATCCAGAAGCAGCCTGCTCCGAAAGATGAACAGACCAAAACTGCCACATATATTCCACCGGGCGGCACGAAGCCAATGGAATTCCAGTGGGACCCGAAAACCAACAAGTACGACATTCCGCTTGGCGAGCACTATGAGCGCCCCATCACTGTGAATAACAATCCAGAGCGCAAAGAGCGTGGCGAAATACTCAAGATTTACCAGCCTGCCCTTGATTCTGGCGAGCGCTTCAACGTGATGAACGAGAGCTTCCTGAAAGCCGTCAAGGATCACGACCAGCAGGCTATGCTCAACCTTCTCGCCAACCATCTCGGCATGACGATGGGGCTCCAGAAAGGCGCTCGACTCACGAAGGACATCGTTCAGGAAGCCCAACACTCATTGCCGTTCCTTCAGGGAATCAAGGCAAAATTCGGCCCGGATGGATATGCAACTGGCGTCAATCTCAGCCCTGAACAGATGCGCCAAATGGTTGATCTAGGACGCTCCCGATTCTCAGAGGATGCCGTAAAAGCTCGCAGTGCGGGGCGGTATCTCGGGGATACCGGAGATGGTCCAGACCGTATTCCCAATGAGGCAACGATCAAGTATTACAAGTTCCTTGCCAACGGTGACGGAGCCAAAGCAAAGGCGCTCGCAGCGCAAGACGGATGGAGCGTTAAGTAATGCCTGATAAAGATCCGTGGGCAGATGATCCGAGCATAAAGAAAGCGGAACCCGCCAAGGGAGAGCCTGCGCCGTCTGGCGACGACGATTACAAGCTTTTTGGCGCTAGCGGCTCTAGCGGAGGCGGTGATTCGTCAGGGTCCATATTTGCGGGAACTACTCAACTGCATAAGGCCATCGATAAGGCCGCAGAAAGCGAGCCAGTAACCGGGCTTGGTTCTGTCGTGCGAAATCTCGGCGCAGGAGCAGTACGCGCAATACCGCAGGCGCTAGCACATCTCCCGAGCACTATTGGCGGCATGGCGAAAATGGTCACGCAAGATCCGAGCGGTGCAGTCGGATTTGGCTTGGACCTGCTGAAACCAGAAGAGGGCAAATCAGGCGGCGAAGCAATCGCCAACATCCCTCCAACCATTATGGGATTTGCCGGAGGGGGCGAAGCAGCTAGCTCTGAGGGCGGCATGGCTCGCATCCCGTCTCTTGAGCTCGGTGAGCGGTTTGGGGGTTATAAATCTCCAGTTATCCCTGCTCCGCTACAGGCGGCAAGCAAAGCGGCAGAAGCTATCAGGCCCCCGGGCGGCATCCTGCCCGATTTCGAGCAGAACCTAGCGAAGAATCTGCCTAAGATCAAAGCATTTGCCTCTGAGAACGGCAATCCGCTTCATTCTCAGTGGGAAACCGCCGAAGCTGCTCGATCTCTCGCAAATAAAGGTCTCGACCACTTCAAAAGCAACTTTCTTTCTCCAGTTGAGCGTGAACCAATTTCAATGCGCTCGGTTCCTGAATACCAAGGACCGGTATCTGGCGAAGGCCGCATGACTACTCTGGGCCAGATCGAGAAGCGCATTTCGGATATTAACGATATGCAGCGGGCAGCGACAAAGAACGCAAAAACCACAGGCGCTCAAATGTCCGCAGAACAGGCGTTGGGACTCGAAAACGAAGCTGGAAAACTGCGCGACATCCTCTATCGCGAAATCGGGAAGCGCACAGGCGTGGACCCGGAAGTTATCAGGGATTTGCGCCAGAGCTACGGTCAGCAATTCAACATTGCAGACACGATCGATGCTGCTCGCAGAGCACGGCTTGGACAGACCGGAGCATCCGCAGAGATGGGCGGTTCAGTGCCATTCAGTAAGACAGGGCTCCTAGAGAAAGCCATGCAGGGAATACGCGGCGGGCAGGATTACATCGCCAACGCTAGACTGCGCAAGGCCTTGCAGGCATTTGAACCGGAAAAGGTTGAATATCCATTGGCGAAGACTATCGGAAATGCAGGTGGTCGCGCACCTCGGCAATAATCGCCCCGCCAACGACGACGACAAGCGCAGCTAGTAACAAGCCCCCAGCAATAGCAAGCATCCCCGCACATTACCACAGTTCCCTCGTCCGTAACCAGCCGGAAGAAAAAGCGAAAGGAAACCCATGCCCTCTTACGTCAACTCTCCGTTTCAGACCCCTCCTCTCGTCCAGAAGGGAGTTTCGACCTATCTGATCGGCTCCTATTCGCAGCAGGTCGGGAACACCAATCTAGCCGTGGCAACTGTTGCGCTCACTACAAACGTGGCAACTATAACGGCGATCCTGCTCAACGGTCCATTGCCCACAGCAAACACGCTCATCTCGATTAACAACTCCACCAGCACGTCAGGGCTGTTCAATGTGACGCGCGTGGCGGTGACTTCGGTGAGCTACGATGCGCCGACCAACACAGCAACCATCGTCTTTCCGCTGACGCATGCCAATGTCGTCTCGGCTGCTGATGTGGGCAATGTGATTCTCGAACCCGCCGAAGTAGGCGAGTCGGTCACCAGTGCTGGCTATACCTCCATCGCATGTTGCGTGCAAGCTCCGGAAGGTGATTCGCAGTTCACCGTTCCGTTCGCCTTCAACGCTGCGGCTGGAGTCACGGCTGCGACAGCAACCCTACAGGTCGCGCTCAAGAACATCGACTCCGAGTTCACCAACACGACAACCACGATTGTGAAAACCGGAGCCAGTACCTACACGGCAGGGCAGGTTGCGCAGGCGACGTTGCAGCGCGGCTACTTCTATCGCGTTGCGGTGACAGGCGTAACAGGTTCGGGCCTCGCAGTAAGCAAGATCGGAGGGTAGTGTGGCACTCGCACGCGATGACAGGTGGTTAGCGGATGCCCAGGGACGGGCTTTGGCAGGAGCGCAGGTCTACTACTGCTCTCAGCCTGCCACAGTGCCTGCAGATGCCCCTCCGTCTCCATTGCTGACGGTTTACGGAGACATTGATGGCACGACGGCAGCAACGCAGCCGCTCATCACTGACGGCTTTGGGCATTGCGATGCCTACGTGACCACCGGAGTCCTTTTTACGGTCGCCATGTATCACCCGCTCTTCGGAGAGTTCCCTGTCGTTCTCCCAGATCAGCAGGTAGGCGGTGGAGGTGGTGGAGGCTCAGTAGTCACTCCATTTGCCGGGGTGCCTGATGGAGTGATCGATGGCGTAAACACCACATTCATTCTTCGCAACGGCCTGACTCCGCTTACCGCTGTTCCGACGCAGATGGAGGCGTGGCTGAACTACTCGCAGATTCCAAATGTGGGCTATTCGGTCGGACTTCTGGGAGGCTTCGCGACGATCGTTTACTCCACCCCTCCACAACCAGGAACCGACTCCGCACCCGCAGACGTGATTTACGCACAGGGCCTGACCATCGTTTAGGAGAGATGAGATTGAAAAAGACACTTGCACTACTTTTATTCGCATCTCCCCTGCTTGGGCAGAGCCCCGTCAACCCAACCACGCAGATCCAGTGGGGCAGGCTGACCGGCACAGGCTCTCCGGCCTCGAATGGCTACGTGTGTACGACCAACACGACTGGCGATGCTACCCATGCGGTGCAGGGCACGATGTACACCGATGTGGCAGGGCCGCACTACTGGACCTGCGGGAAGCCTGGTGGGGTGGCAACGTGGTATCAGGTTGATCAGGCCGGCCTCTCGACCATCATTCAGGTCAACGGCGATCCTACGGTTCCTACAAGCCCTGTCGATCTCAACGATACGACTCCTGCAGCAGACGCGGGGTACATCAATGCCAAGGTAAGAAAGACAGGAGCATCTGTAAGCTTTGAGGTTCCTAGTTCTCTTGCTACTGCTCTGAGAATGCAGCCGGGCGAAGACGAGACTCACGTCTTTGTTCCCTTTACTGTTTGCGCATTGACTACCGATAACGGAAGTCTCTTGGCTGCTGGATCATCTTGCAATGAAGCGCTCGGCGGCCAAATGTCCACCTATGCAGGAGGGCTGTTCAACCACAACATCAACGCGCACCTTACATTCAGCGTTCCGGTTCTTCCTTCATGGCTTCCTGCTGGGAATGTTACGGGCGTGCAGGTGCAGGGCTATGCAAATGGATATGGAGGAGGGGATTCGAGCGGATGCGGAGGTTCTGGGATTTCCTGCGGTAGCTGGGCTGTGCAGACAACCCAAGGGCCGAATACGGTCAATGTCACTGGAGTCACAGGGGCAACCATCGGCACTATGACTGCTGTAGCGAATCTTTCGCAGTCCGTATACTGCACCGGATGTCCGAGCGCTTTTTCGATCATCTCTGCCGATAACATCACGCAAGTCGGGCTCCTCGTGGCGTTCTCAGGTGTAACCAATCCGAACTTTCCAGCCAACACCGTCAATCTACTGGACCCGCTAACCTACGACCCTGCCGCAAATGCAATTGGGGTAAGACCTACTTATCCGCAAAAGCTCCAGTCGGTTCTCACGGCCAATCTTCCCACAACCGCCCCGGTGTTCTCGATGGCGATTACCAACGACAACACCCAGACAGTTGCAGGTCAGCCCTGCACCGGAAGCGGGTCCATTTCCACTGACTACGCGTGGTGCATTTCCAACGATGGGAAGTGGGTTTATGCAGGAGAGATGTTTAGCGGTGGCGGGGGTGGAACGGTCACATCCGTTGGAACCGGAGCAGGGCTGACAGGTGGGCCAATTACGCACTCTGGCACGGCTTCCATCGACTTCTCCCGCGTCAATACATGGACAGGCAAACAAACACAACCAGCACCAGTTCTCTCTGATCTAGCAGGGGGCGGCACGCAGTGCCTGCAGACGGACAATTCCGGGCAGGTATCAGGAACTGGCGCGGCGTGCGGTTCGGGCGGGGGTGGGACAATTGGCGGCTCCGGCACAGCAAATTGGTACGCGCTCTGGACCGCCTCAACCACTCTTGGCAATGGGAACCTGGATGACGGGGTTACGACAGCATCAACAATCACTGCGCATGAGCCCGTACAGATCACTGACGGAACAGGCAAGGCTGGTGCGGTAGCAATCGCGCAGGGCACTGCTGCCTCAAACAGCACCACTGCGGTAACTCTGACCGCTCCGACTTCCGTAACATCGTATCGCGTTCAACTTCCCGGATCTCAGCCTCCCGACTCATCGCATGAAGTTCTGACCTGCACGAATGCAGATCCTGCAGTGTGTTCATGGGGAACAGGAGGCGGCACTGGAACGGTTACGACTACAGGCACCCCCGCTTCAGGCAATCTCACCAAGTTCTCTGGCGCATCCTCAATCACCAATGGGGATCTGACAGGCGACGTAACGACGTCCGGCACGCTGGCAACGACTCTCGCCAGCACCGCAGTGACGCCAGGAAGCTACACCAATACCAACCTGACAGTGGATGCCAAGGGACGCATTACGGCGGCCGCAAATGGCTCAGGTGGTAGCGGCGGGCAACCGCATTCGTGCTCAGTCTCTGTAGGCAATCAGCTTTGCATCACTGACACGACGTACAACGCATCGGGACAAGGTGGAACCACCACAACCGTCTCTGGAACGTGGACGGCTGGAACTTCGGGAACGGTAGGATCGTGCTCTACATTCAGCGCCAATCAGGGTGTCTATATTGCGGGCGCTGGCGCTGCGGGCGCGGCCTATATCGGCACGATTGTTTCCTGCTCCAGCACGACGATGACGGTCACGCCAGCAACAAGCACGACGGTCTCCTCAAGCAACGTTGTACAGCATGACGACACCGCAGCATTTCAGGCAGCCATTACCTACTTCGGGACGAACACCACAGGCGGCTCGATCCTAGTGAACGATGGACTCTACCTCATCAACGGTCCATTGCAGGATACGAGTCATGCCGAAGGCAACGCGAAGCTCTTGCTGCCTTCGATTGAATACGGGTTAAGTTCCCCGCAGCCAATCAGCATCACCATCACTGGCTTCACGGTCCCAACGCAGACTGGCGTCAACCAAGGCGCAATTCTTAAGACTTCTGGAACATCTGGCAATCTGATCGGTGGCTATTACACAGGAGGCGGCAGTCCGCCCTTCGGCGTTTTCACGAATGTCTATCTCGACCTTGAAAAGCTCACGCTCCGCTCGTATACCAATCCGACGATCCAACTCTGGAACGCGGGATACACGGCTGGAGCACGCTGGAACCATCTCTGGATGGATGCAGGCGCAACGATCTCAACCCCCGGAAGCGGAACGACTGTTGCCTTCACGATGCCGTACAAGCTCAATAGTTCGTTTGTTGAGGGTTCTGACCTAACCATCATCGGGTACGGCACGGGCTTCATCGCAGGCGAGCACGCCTCGATTCATTCAGTGAGAGGCGCTAACAATTTCAACTGCTTCAAGTTCGATTCTGGCGCGAATGGACTCGGCGGCGGTGATCCAAACTCAATTCAGGTAGATGAGCTATGGGCGCAGGGCTGCGTGAATGAAATCGTTGGCCCCTCATCTGGTTCTATTCCTACAACGGTCAACATCCAGAACGCTGACATCGAATCCTATATAACCAACGGCATCAGCGATCCCAACAACCTTCTTTACGGAACGATCAATTACCTCAACACCTCTGCTCCTACCACTGCAATTGCTCTGAGTGGCGGAGCCAACGTTTGTGTTAACAACCTGCGCGCGCCAAACCAGAGTCTCCACTGTCCGGGCGGGGCAGCGCAGGCAAGTTCATTTACGACCGTGCCAAGTGCTCCGTGGGCAATCTCTAACGTTCAGTCTGCGGGGACGGCTGCGAATATCGGTTCCGAAAGCGGCACGACGGCGTGGACTTTTATGAGTTGCAGTACTGCGGGGGATTGCGGCCTGATCCATGACACCACCCGCGATTTCACTCTCGCCACCTCTACCGCTACCAGCGGAACGGGATATACGGCGTGGTTCAAGCGCGACCACACTACAGGTGCTTTGCAGTGGACATTCTTCGCAGGCACAGGTTCCAGATGTCTGCATACCGACGCAAGCGGAAACGTAACCCCATCGGCTGCGGATTGCAATTCTGGAGGCACCGCAAACGCTCTGACCATGAACAATGGCGGCGCTGGAGCTGCGAGCGGATCGACGTTCGATGGCTCAGTCGCGAAGACGATCTCTTACAACACAATCGGGGCAGCGCCAGCCGCATCTCCGACATTCACAGGAACGGTAACGACTCCAATCACCGGATCAACGCAGTGTCTTCAGGTGAATTCATCTGGAGTGCTTTCAGGGTCTGGAGGAGTTTGCGGAGGTGGTGGGTCAGCATTGCCACTGACGTTCGTGCAGAGCTTGATGTGGAATTCCGCCAACTCCAACGTTACTAGCCAAGCCGTAACCTTCCCGAAGACTTCAGCGGCGAGCGGGAACACGCTTTGGATGATCGTCTCGACGGATGGCTCTGCGACAGTTACCGCGCCTTCGGGATGGACCGTAGACCTTAACCAAACGCAGGCATCCTTCGCTCGCATTATGGTTCTGCATAAGGCGGCGGCGTCCGATACCTCAGCAACCTTCACGACCGCTTCAGGAACGAGCTATTCGGGGTGGTTCTTTGAAGTCACTGGCAGCCATGCGATCGACGCATCGTCCTGCTCTGGAACAACGAACACCGCTACTCTCTCATTCCCGGCCATCACGCCGACAGCGGCATCTATGCTGTTCGCTTTTGAGGGGTTCGCTGCCAACGGAACAGCGCAGTGGCCCGTATTCTGGCCTGCTCCGGTGGATCCATTCTGGGTTCCGGTATTTCAGGGAAATCTAAGCCTGAATAGCGGGAGAGCTCTGATAGGTACGTATGGAACTCAGGCGGGGGTTCACTCTAGTACAACTCCGCCGAGCATAAGGATAGACACCACCAACATCACGCAGTTCTCAGGCAGCGGTATCGCTTACTGCTCCTTCTCGATCCTATGAAACATTCGCCACAAGAACGGAGGTTTGCCAGAACAGTCTTTCTCGTGATTGCTCCATCTGCCTGCCTGCCAATAGGCGGCCCTTCGGGTGGGCACTGTATCGAGCTTCTTGCGACATACAGAGCAGATAACTGCCACGCCAAGGTTAACGGGTCTCAGTACCACGCTTTGCATTGCCCCCACCTTTCTCAATCCACTTTTCACCCCAACAGATAAAGGAAACAGCACCAGCTATGATGACTGCCGACGCAACCAGAATCCACGGAAGCAAGAGGGCTGCTTGTCTGCGCACTTCCGGGTTGGGCGGCTCCAGCATCCTCGCCATCCTAGCATTCTGCCTGCTGGCCCCTCTACAACTTTTGGGGCAGGCATGGAGCCCTTTTCTCGATTCAAGCCGTGCGATCGACTGGAGCGGGGCAGGCTTCACCATCCCAAGCTATACGGTGAACTGCGCGACTCAGCCGACTTTGACTAGCGGTTCTGGGGCAGCAGGGAGCAACGCCACGGCGATTCAAAACGCCCTTGCTTCGTGCGATGCAACGCATAACGTGGTCAAGATTCCGGCAGGAACCTTCTATGTCGCAGGAATCACCTTCCCCTCGCATGGCAAGCAGGTATTGCGGGGAGCAGGCCCGACTCAAACCAAGCTCATCTCCACAGGTCAGGCTGGTTGCGAGGGCTATCAGGGCGGCATCTGCATGATCGATGGATCTCCGAACTACTCAGGAGATGCGGCGGTGCAGTACAACACAGGCTCCCAGACTTGCCGACTTGCCACGTTGACCAAGGGTGCAACAACCCTTTCCCTGACCAACTGCAATTCCGCTCCTCCCTTGAATCGCCTCATGATCCTTGACCAAATCGTCGACCAGGCGGATACCGGAGGCGTGTATGCCTGCAACGAGACAACCCCGGCAAGCTGCAACTACGACGGTACGGGCGGGAGCTACGGGCGGCCCACTAGAAACCAGACGCAGACGGTCTATACGACTGGCGTCACCTCTCTTGGGGGAGGGAACTACACCGTCACCATCGCCGCTCCGGGGATTGTCTTTACCAACCTTCAGTCAGGCAGGAATCCGGGAGTATGGTGGGCTGGCGGTACGGCAACTCTCGACGGACTTGAGAACCTGACCATCGATGGAACTTCCGACTCTCAGTACACCGTCAATATGTTCGACTGCTACCAGTGCTGGGTTAAGAATGTCACGTTCCTCAATGGTGGGCGGGGAAGCATCGCAGCACTTCAATCCGGGTATGTAGTGATTCGTGATTCCTACTTCTATCAGGCGCAGTCTTCAGGAACCTCGGTCAGCTACAACATTGAAACCCAGTTGAGTTCATCGGGACTGGTAGAAAACAATCTCATCCAACAGACCGTCCTCCCCTACGTCATCAACAACGGAACGGGGTGGGTGTTCGACTACAACTTTGCGGTGAATGAGAAGAGTTTTGCTTCAGGGTTTCTGGGAGCGGCATTCGCCTCTCACGGCGCGGGGAACCAGTTCAATCTCCATGAGGGAAACGCGGTCAAGGGGTATCAGGCCGATGATGCATGGGGATCGACTACGCAGCAGACCTTCTTCCGAAACTTCCTGACCGGATGGGATGTGGGGAGAAATCAGGCGACGACTCCATTTATCAATCGTAGCTACGTCCGGGCTATGAACGTTGTCGGGAATGTCTTGGGTCAGCCTTCCTATAGCACCCAATATCAGGCGGTGGGAACCAGCGCAACCGCATCTTCTGGACTGGCTGCACAGGATACGTCTATCTATCTCCTGGGAATCGCCGGGAATCCCAACCCTCCCAAGTTCAACGCCGCGGGATGCGGAACAGGCACGGCGCAATCCAGCCCTTCCTGCGATGCTCTGGCGAATTCCACTCTGATGCGGTGGGCGAACTGGGATGCTGTTGGTGGGGTGACGAAGTTTGATTCGACCGAGGCTAGCCCGGGGGCGGTCACCTACGTCAACGCGAACTTCTCCTCAAGCTATTTCACATCCCTAGCGCACACTCTTCCCGCGTCCCTCTACTACTCCTCCACCCCATCATGGTGGCCTGCGGGCAAGCCCTTCCCGCCGATTGGGTTCGATGTCAACTCGTCCAACCTGAAGCTCTGCTCTGGCGGATCAATGAGTGGGGCAGCGGTTACGACGATCACAGAATGCCCTGGAGGATCGCTAGTTACTGCGTGGGGAGGACATGCCAATTCCCTCCCGATGCAGGATTGCGCGAGCGCACTTGGGATGCCTGCCGATGGAACAGGGCCTGCGCTGGCGTATGACTACAACGCAGGAGGCTGCCCCGGATCTTCAACGCCTACCGTACCTGCGCCGTCCTTCGCTCCAGGCACAGGAACTTACTCAACCCCGCAGTCAGTAACAATCTCAGATTCTCTGGCAGTGGCGGATGTGCAAATCACCACACAAGAAGGATCGAACGCAAACGCATCGAACGGGGACACGCCTAGCAGAAACCTCTATACCAACTGTGCAACGACCTGCTCAAGCGGAACTCCGTCTCCTTCTCCGGCAGGGCAGAGATGGTGCAACTCGAGTCAGGTAGTCTCCTGCGGTTCGTTCGGCTCTTCTGTCGTCGCGTCGACGATCACCGGCACCGGAACGCATTCGCTCGATAACGGACGCGGAGCAGGCGGGGACGACTCTGCTACACAGCTGACGTCGACATATGGCGGCTCAACAACTAATCCGTGCGCGTCTCAATGGGGGCAGCCTACCGGATTCCCTGGACTGACTCTTCCCGCTGCGCAAGCCAATTCCGCGGCGTTCTACTCGATCACCACGCAGTCTTCCAACGTCAATACCTCTCTATTGTCGCCGACCAAGAACACCATGAATACGGCGCTGAGCGATGCGATTGACCACTACCTGACCGTCAGTTGCATGGACATCAACAACACCACGGCTTCAGGCGTGCATGCGGAGTTTGATACCAACCACACCATCGCGACGGATGACTATTTCGGCTTCGGCAAGCACTTCAACTTCGCAACATCGAAGTTCTATTTCTGCCCTCAAGGCTGCTCTGGCTGGAAAGAGATGGACCTGAAGGAAGCCAACGGAACTATGCACACGACGTTCTCATGGCCTGCCAACCACAAGATCTTCATGTACACGATTGACCACAGAGATCCCGGCTGTACTTCGAGCTCGGGTTCTAACTGCATGTGGTATGACGGGGCCTGCTTCCAGGATGTGACTGCAGGTTCAGCGCAGATCTGCGGCAACTGGATTGACCCGGTTACTGGCATAGCTCCCGGAGGAATTCCGGTTCACAAGTCTGGTTTCACGATCAACGAAATCAACACCCAGACGCAGATAGATATCAATGCAGCAAGCGTGACCATCGCCCAGAATGTCTGGCGAAGCTTCGTTGGCTATAACCTGAACGGCGTCTCGATCTTCTACACGAACAACGGCTCTGTCCCGACCACCAGCAGTACGCCGTATGTCGCGCCGATTTCCGTTGCAACCTCGCAGACGCTCAAGGCACTTGCAACGGCACCAGGCTACGCCAACTCTCCGGTAAACACGGCGAATTACACCATTACGGCCGGCACAAACTACACCCTGACCATCACCGCGCCAAACGCAACGGTGTCAGGCACAAACAACACGTCAGGAACCTACACGTCAGGGACCACGCTCGGCGCATACACAATCACTCCCGCGGCTGGATACACGATCACATCGATTACAGGCACAGGTTCTACGGCAGGCTGCACGAGTTCCCCCTGCGGCTCCTACACTATCGGGGCGAACTCCTCGATTACAGTGACCACGGTTCAACAGACGGTTGCCACGCCAACATTCTCACCGGGAGCGGGTACCTATGTTGGCACGCAGACGGTAACGATCTCTGATGGCACATCGGGATCAACCATCTGCTACACCACGGACGGAAGCACCCCGACAGCGAATGGCGCAGGAGCGTGTACGCACGGCACAACCTATTCGACGCCAGTCAGCGTAGCGACAAGCGAAACGCTCAAGGCGATCGGCTCGAAAGCGGCATTCCTCGATTCCGCGGTTGGCTCTGCAGCCTACGTTATCAACTCCTCCACGGTCCACGTAACACTTTCAGGCACTCAATCCTTCTCAGGGAGCGTAAAGGTCCAATGAAACGAAGAAAATTCATCGCATCAGCAATGGGAGTGGGGCTTGTCACGGCAGCGTCTAGCCAAGAGGCCGTTACCAGCAGCATAACCACTCAGGGGCTTACGTTTACAACGAGCACTCCTCTATCGCCAGAAGAGCGCAAGCGCCAGTACGCAATCTGCAAAGAGCGGGGTCACGTTCAAGACCTTGAAGCGGGCGGGATCGTGCTCACTAGTTACCCTGCCATCTATCCCAAGCCTGTCTGCAAGTTTTGCGGCACTCGGTTCTGGACCGAAGAGGTCAGCCACGAAGAAGGAGCACCACAATGAAAAAGCGCATCATTCAGGGCATCGGCTTTGCCATCCTCGGCCTCAGCGTCGGCTTTGCCTTCGGGCAATCAGGCCACACCGTCACCCTCACCGTAGCTTCGCCAGACACGTCGAGCAGTGCGCCCGGTACAGCAACGATCCTTCGCGCAGCAGGGGCCTGCCCTGCGTCCGGCGTGCCTGCAAGCGGCACCACGCTTACCTCTAGCCTGAGCGTGCCTGGAACGGCGAATTACAGCGATACGTCAGTGACAGGCGGGAGCACCTATTGCTACTGGTCGCTGCTCAAGACGGCAGGAGGTGGTAGCGGCGTCTCGAACACCTTTCAAGGGGCAATTACCGTCGTCGTTACCTTGTCAGGGACTACCCAGTAAGCAGCCGTGGTACTGCCGATGGTTTGGGATCGGATGCAAGAAGTGTTGAACCCTGTCTGGGACAGTAATGGTCCAGCCGAGAGGTGCAGGGAATTCTATGGGCCTTGGGGAAAAGAGTGATGCCTGATGATTTTGGAGCTCAAATACACGGTCTTCAGCGCGACCTCAATTCTCTAGAGCGCCGCGTATCGAAGACTGAGAAATGGTGCGAGGAAGAATCGCCGGAGTTTCATAGACGCGTGGAAAGATTCGTTACCAGATACGAAGCTATCGAGTCAGAGCGCACCCTTCGCGATGCGCAGAGGCACAGAGAGAACGTCGAGCGCATGGAGCAGATCCGGCTCCGCAACGAACGGACACAGCAACGCAATGACCGCTGGAACATCATCATCGCGGCTCTCGGCCTGATATGCGCTCTCTGCATGCTGTATCTCGCAGCACGGGCCTCCAACCATGCAACAGCTAATCCGCTTCATGTAGGACAGCACAGCGATCCACAAATGGCGCAGCAAGAATCAGCACACATTCCAATTCTCTGAGGTGAAAGATGAGCACGACGCCTACCAAGCCAAACCCGCCAACCAACCCCGACCCCAACGACCCTAGCCCTCTGCCTCACAACCCTCCACCAACGCCGGCCGCCTATGCCTGAGACCAACGAAATGACGCGCCCACTCCCGGCAGGGGTCACGGATCCAGATGCCGTGCTCACTGAGAGAACCGTTCACTTGGTTAAGACAGGCCAAATGAGGCCGACTCCCAACGCCATCTATGCCCTGTGTCGGGACTGGGAATTAGCCTACGGGCCTCAACGCGATGACCTCTAAGCAGAAGGCATTTCTTGACCTGATCGCATGGTCTGAAGGGACCAGCACCAACCGCCTCACCAAGCAAGGAGGCTACGATGTTGTGGTCACCGGACCTCAAGGACCTGAAGTCTTCACCGACTTTTCAGATCATCCTTTCGCACAGGGGAGACCAGCAAAGCTCATACGACCTGCACATGACGGAGTGGCAGCACTGTATTCCACTGCCTCGGGTCGCTATCAGCTACTTCTCCGGTACTGGCGGGCATACCAGGGCATGCTACATCTACCTGACTTCAGCCCAGCGTCTCAAGATGCCGTGGCCCTCCGACAAATCCACGAACAAGGGGCAGACGGAGCCATAGAGTCAGGCGACGTAGAAGACGCCATCTTTAAGTGCGCAAATATCTGGGCCTCGCTACCGGGGAACACCTACGGACAGCACGCGCACACGATCCAGGCACTACTCGATAAGCATTCAGAACTCAGCACGGAGGCAGCATGAACCCTGTTCTAGACAGCGCACTCAAAAACTGGAAATCAACTGTGCAGTCCGTCCTCACCGTGACGCTGTTTACCACGGCAACCCTACTCACCCTGCCGTCTGTGCAGGCCTATCCGCGGCTGATTACTGGCCTGAGTGTCGCCCAGGTGCTTGCAAAGCTCTGGATCGGGCTCATCTCGCACGATGCCAAGCCCTCGTCTACGTCCTCGGTGACGATTGAAAGCACGTCTCCGATCGAAGTTCCACCTATTGAAGTCACACAAGCAAAGGAGAAACCATGAGCTTTTGGAGCGGTTTGAAGGTATTCGGCAAGGGAATCGAAAAGGTGTTCTCGTGGGCAGCCAGCGACAAGGGGCAGGCCATCATTGGAACGGGAGAGACAGTCATTGGCAGCATCTTCCCGTTCGCTCTGCCCATCATTGGCCTATTCAACTCGTGGTTTCAGAAGTCCTACGTTGTTGAAGCCTTGGCCGTAGCGGCTGGTAAGTCCTCAGGGAGCGGAGCAGACAAGGCAGCGCTTCTAATTCAAACGATCACGCCGGAAGTGCTCAAATATGCAGAGCAGGAAGGCTTGAAACCTCGCACTGTCGAGCAGATCCAAGCGGCAAACGATGCGATCGTGGCGTTCATCAATGCCATGACGAAAGATCCAGCCCCTACCGCATAACGAAAGACAGCAGGAAAGCCACAAGGCACCAGAAGGCGTAAATTATCAGCCGCGCCTCCCGGTACTTGCGATCCCACATACTCATCGTCCCGTCCCTCACGCCCCGGCCTTGTGCTGGGGCGAACTATTTGTGGCGGAGCCGTCCATACCGAGCAAGGAGCTCGCAGTAGACAGTGCACGTCCACCTCCCGCCTTCGCTCCTCAGCGGGAAGCATCCCTCGGCTCCGCAACTTCGTTTTGCTGAACTTGAAACGCGACTCAGTTTTCGGTACCCTTTCGCCACATAATCAAATGACCTGCTGCGTGAAAGCAGTCAAGCTCAAACCCACGACCGCGAGCCAGATATTCTAACTTCAGCCGAGCTTCATTGAGCGTCATATGGCGAGGACGGTTAACCTCTACGCGATGCCAATGAGCAAGCTCTTCGAGGATGGGCGACCAATTAACAAATTCTTTCGTTCGATCACGCACCCGGCTCATATCTGCCATCCTTATTCACCATAACGAATGGGCCCCGTACAACTGTTCCGATAAGCTGGGGCATGGTTGGACAATGGTGAGTAAGCCCGACGAATACAGGGTTGCCGCATTTCGCGCACGGTCCAGCGCCTATTAGATTTCCGCTCGTACTTTGTGTCACGCCCATCTCTCCACCTTCCTCTACATCCCCTAAGTCACTGCTTGGCCTCTTTGGCAAACGTTCTCATCTTGAACTGATTCAGCAGGGCATTGTTGAAGATGATTTCTGCGTCTCTAGTGCGCGCCATTTCGATCTCTTTGTAGTTGTTCGGTATGCCGCAACTAGGAGCACCACCACACCAGTTAATCGTTCCGCCCCCTTCAGACTCGGGAATCAAATCCGGTCCCGCCTCCAAAATCTCTTTCATTTCTGCGTCTGTCACAACGCGAGTGCGAAGAGCGACCCATAGGGCCTTTTTGTGCGCAACTTCAGCCTTAACCTTAGCGATGTATTCATCGTTCTCAGCCCTGCGCTTCTGCGTGGCCTGCTCGTCTACGACCCACTTTCCGCTCCTGCAAACCTTAACGGAATCGTCCTCTGGCTCTCCCATGATCCGTAGCAATTGCTGAGATACGTCGCCTTCTTTGCATTCCACTTTTGGCTTAGGTTGAATGTGTTTCGGCTGCTGCCCCACACACACCGTCCCCACCAGGAGGGCCATCACGAGAAGTGTTTTCATTTGAACCTCACAGGCTCGGGAAGATCAACGGTTGTCCCAAATGGGACGAGAACACGCACATCAGTGATTTCGTCAGGAGTCAGCCACTCAGGAAGCGAGACATCACATCCCCAGCAGACCCACACTGACTGCTGCGGAGGATGTGGATCGGAAGTTGTTATCGCAGTTCCGATCACCAAGAGGGCTAAGAGAGGGAGTTTCATTGGTGGTCCCCAAACGAGATTCCGTACACGGCAAGCCCAAGAGCGTTCTTGAAAGACGTTTCGCCGCCGTCCAAACAAAGCATCACCAGCCTTGTTCCGATAGCGTCTGCGCCATATAGACGAACGGCGTCAAAGAGCTTTATCTTGTCCACTTCAATGACGAATTTCTCGGTTATCGCCATCATTCCCCTTTCCCAAGTCGTCTTCCCCTGTTGAAGGCTTCGAGCACAGCGGCGTCATACTCTTTACGGCTCGGCTCCCAAAGGTTCTGGCAAGTAGGTGAGAGCAGGTCTTTAATCTCAGGCGGTATCTCCGGCTCTGGGGCGAGAAACATGCGGCGTTGAAACTCAATCAACACGAATGAAGTTTCTCCGGTTCCAAGGGCTAAATGATTGCCCTCATGCCACGCCGCGTTAATAGCCTTTAGTTGCTCAATGGTCGGCACAATCGGATTCTCAGAGAGCCAGCGGAGAGCGGATTCGAGGACGGTCAGATAGTGTTTTTGTGCCCATGACGTGCAGCCAGCATGTTCTCCGGCTAAGACCGCCTTCAACATCCCATCTGGGACTTTGATCTTCTTATCGCTCACTTCTTCCTTCCGATCTGCGCCACAGCCATCCTGAGAGCATAGCGAATCGCCTCTGCAGCGCTCACCTTGAGATTCTGCTTCTCAAGATACTTCCGAATCGCTTCGATGTTATCCCGGTCTTCCTGCTCGAAGGCCATCGTGGTCCTTTGCTTTACCATGTCACTGTTATGCACGAATTAATCATACCGCCATAACTTTTATGTTGCAATGGGAATCTAATTTGTAATAAATTGCGATTCATCGTTACTTTCCTCCTTGCCAACAGGGTCTTTCGTACCGTTACCGTCATTCCCCATAAGTGCCATTACATCGGTGCAATCCGAGGAGTAGAACTGTGTCCACACAGCACACACTGAATCATTTCCGCTGTCCAGCGTGCGAGCTGCAAGCAGGGCCTTTCTCCATGCTCACGCCTGAAAGTGCATTTTCTGTTGCCGCGCAAATCTGGTTAGCCGATCACTCTCCGTATATCAAGCCGGGTACGCTGAGAGTCTATCGGCAGTACGCCAAGACGCTAACCCAGTTCCTAAATGACATTCCGCTCAGAGAGATACACATCGGCAACGTCCGAGCTTATCAGCGCGAACGCTCGCAGAGAGCCTGCGCCCAGAGGATCAATGCCGAGGTGATTGCCGTTCTGGTGCCGGTGCTCAGGGAGGTCGGTTTGTGGCATCGCATCTCGGACGTTTACAGGCCCTTGCCTGTGCCGAAAAAGAAGGTTCGCCAGAACATGAGCGAGGAGGAAGAGAGGCGATTCTTAGCCGTCGCGCTCGATGCTGGACACCCAAAACGGCTCATGGCAGGTCACTGTTTAGTAATCATGGCGAATACCGGAATGGGCTTTGGAGAGCTCAGGCACCTGAGAAGGGAGGACGTTACTTTAGATGTAGAGAAGCCTTTCGTAACCGTCAACCCAGAGGGCGCCAAGAATGATTTCCGCGTCAGAACGATTCCGCTGAACTGGATTGCGCTGCGATCGATGCGATGGCTCTTGCTCCGGTGGAAGAATCTGGGCGGCAAAGAGCCTACAGATTACCTATTGCCGCACCACGGAACAAGAACAGAGCACGAGAAAGCCGACCCAAGCCATAGAACCAGCCAGGCAGACTTCAGCCGGCCAATCACAGGTATCTATAGAGCAGGCAATGAGATCTTGCGCGAAGCTGGGCTAGAACACCTGAAGCTCTACGACATGCGCTCCCACTTCTGCACCAAGCTGCTCTCCGATCCGAACGTATCTGACCAGATGTTCAAAGAGCTCTTCGGCCATACTACGCAGGACATGCGCAACCGCTATTCAGCGCAGCGCATGGAGAAGAAGTCTGTAGCTGTTGAAAAGCTGGCGCTTGATCCGGCTCCAACCCTTAAGTTGATTGCGTTTCCGGGCGGCAGAAAATAATTCTTCCAACCCTATTGACATCGTTAACCGTCCGCGTTAATGTTTAACCCACGATGTCAAAACAGTTCACCCACGATCAAGTGTTGGCGGTTATCCGCAAGGAAGTAGACGGCAGTTCAATGACTGCAGTCGCTGCCCGGATCGGAGTCAGCACGCCGTTTCTCAGCGACATCTTGGCTGGCAAGCGGCTTGTGAGCGAAACCGTTGCAAAAGCATTCGGATTCGAACGCGAAGTTACGACCACAATGGTTTTCCGTAAAAGAGCAGCGTAGCCAGTAACCAAAGGCGAGCGTACAAGTAACGTACCTCGCCTGATTTCAGCCCAGAAAAGGAAAGCGTATGAGCCTTACCAATTCCTCCGCTATCCGCAGCGTCAGAGTGGATGGTACGCTGCCCCAAGCCGCAGACGGTGTGTCCTCCGTCACCCGACCCGAAACCATTCTGGAGATGGCAGATCGCATTTGTGACGCCATGTTTGGGCCGACATCCTATTCAGCCGTTACCAAACTGAACCGTGCTGCCGAGTATTGCAGCGACCAGTGCCTCATTGAAGCAACGAAGGACGGGGCTTACTGCGAAGGTTTCGCCAAAGCCTGTCTGCTGCTCTCTGACCTTGCCGATTCGATCGACGCATATCTGGTGGAGTCGTTTCTGGATAACGGCGGTGTGCAATGAACCCCTTCATGATGCCCCTCGAAGAGCGCAAGCGCAGAGAGTTTCATAGCTTCGCCAAGCTCTGCGTCTATGCCATCACATTCGGCCTGTGCCTAGCAGCGTTTATCTATGCGACGAAGTGGGGGTTCTGATGAGCAAGCATACGCCGGGACCGTGGACCATTGGCGGACCTAACAGAGTAGGGGAGGAAGCGCTCGGGATTATCGAAGGCAAGGACAAATATGTCGTCGCCGATGTTTGGGCGGATGTAGAAGAACTCGATGCCCGAGCCAACGCCAACCTCATCGCCGCTGCTCCTGAGATGTATGAGGCGCTGAAGAAATGCCAACTGCAACTTCTTCAGTCGGGCATAGATCACGAGTACGTTTCTGAGGCGCTAGGCGAGGCTCAAATCGCACTCGCCAAAGCGGAGGGACGCCAATGAAGTGGACTCCCGCCCAAATCCAGACCATCAAGGACCGCAAGATTGCCTACCTCATGCGCAAATATCTCGGCATAGAGAAGCAGTCAACCATAGAAGCCCGAGAGCGCTGGAGAGCAACGAATTCCAGCTGGGCAAGCACGCCGGAGCAGCCGACGCCGGAGGAGTACCGATGATCCTGAACTACACAACCAAGATTTCTGCTTCCCGCACCATTGCGGAGATTCAGCAGATCCTTGCCGCTAAAGGTGCGGGGCATGTCTCCGTGGATTACGAGGATTGCAAGGCTACAGCAGTTGTTTTCTCTGTGAGGGTTGGCCCGACGTTTGTCAACTATCGCTTGCCCTGCAATGTGGTTGGTGTGGCAAATGCGCTGAAGCGGGAACGGCCACACGCGTCCATCTGGCGAGATGTTGACCAGTGCGAACGGATCGCATGGCGAATTGTGAAGGATTGGGTTGAAGCGCAGATGGCCCTAGTTGAAGCGCAGCAGGCCGAGTTTGGCGAAGTGTTCCTGCCCTATGCAATCGACGTTAAAGGGCAGACGTTCTTTCAGAAATTCAAGGGCGATCAACTAGCCCTAACGGCAGGGGAGGCCGCATGACTACATCTCTAGCAACGAAGCCCCAGCTTGATCCCGAGTTTGCGCAGCGCCAATTGAGCATCGTTGAGTATGCGATTGAGCGTGGCGCAGGGATCGAAACGATTGAGCGCCTGATTGCGCTGAAGCGCCAGGAAGAGTCTGACGTGGCGCGGAGAGCTTACAACGCAGCATTCAATGCTTTCAAGGCTAACCCTGTCTCTATCAACAAGAACAAGCACGTTGATTTCACCGGCAAGACTGGCATGCGGACGAACTACAAGCATGCAACGCTCGACAACGTTTGCGACGTAATCGGCACGGCTCTGGCAAAGCACCAGCTTTCCTATCGCTGGGAGACAAAGCAGGACGGTGCAAAGATCACCGTTACCTGCATCCTCTCGCACGAGCTTGGGCATTCGGAAAGCACTTCCCTCTTTGCCGAGCCCGACCAGACGGGCAACAAGAACAGCATCCAGGCGGTAGGGTCCACGGTCACCTACCTGCAGCGCTACACGTTGCTTGCCTTGACTGGCATGGCGACAACCGATCAGGACACGGATGCGCGGATCACGCCGGCACAGGCCGAGCAAGGCCCTGCGATCAGCGAGAAGCAGGAAGCCGAGTTGCAGGACTATGCCGACGCTCTGAGACAGTGCGACTCTGAAGCGCAACTGAAGGGCGTGTTTGCCGATGCCTACAAGTTCGCCGGATCGGTGAGCGCACATGCCAAGTCTGAAATGACCCGCGTCTACAACGAGTGCAAAGCGAGGCTGAAATGAGAATCGTTTGCACGACGCAGCACACCGCGGAATGGATGCAAGCGCGTACAGGCGTCGTCACTGCCTCGCGCATGTCTGATGCGATGGCAAAGCTCGGCAGGGCTTCAAAGAATGGCGCGAAGGGTGACTATGCGGCCGCGCATTGGAAGTACGTTTCTGAGCTGGCTTGGGAACGCATTACGGGGGTCTGCGCAGAGCACTACGTATCGAAGCCGATGGAAATAGGCAGCCAGTTCGAAGGCGAAGCCAGAGTTGAGTATTGGCAGAGATTCGGCACGGACGTAGAAGAGACAGGTTTTGTGCTGCACCCGAGATTGGACTTCCTGGGGGCCAGTCCGGATGGGCTGGTGGGAGTGGATGGGGGGCTTGAAATCAAAGTTCCCCTATTCCATACGCACTGCTCCTATCTCGAATCGGGCGAGATTCCTGAAGAGTACATGCTGCAGATGTACACGAACATGCTCTGCTGCGATCGCAAGTGGTGGGACTTCGTTTCCTACTGCCCTCCCGATGTAGCGCCAGAACTTCCTGACGAGTTCCGCATGTTCAAGAAGCGCATGGAAGCGGACCAGACGATGTTCGATGCCATCGAGGAAGCCGCCACAGTGACCATGCAGCACGTCGCAGAGCGCATGGAGACGCTACGGCGCATGTATCCAGCAAAGGGAGCGCCAAAGAGCAAGACGCTGGTCCAGTTTGAGCAGAGCGTACACGCACTGGAAGCCTCAGAGGACGTGAATGACTTCACTTCAGGCGCGTACTCGTTTCTCGATGACAACTTAGCGGGGGTGCCGTAATGGTCCTCTGGTCTTCCAGAAGTCGTCTCAACCCTGAGCGTGGCAAGCGCTGTCCAATCATCATCGCCAAGAAGAACGATTCCTATGAGTGTTTGCGACCGGCGAAAACTTATGCGCAGACGCTAACTAAAGGGAAAGAGCTATTCGATCTAGGCTCCATCACGTGCTGCAAGAGCCATGCCAAATTGATCGAGGCTCAAGGCGTAAAGCTGAGGGCCATATGAAGCGCACCCCATTGCAGCGCAAGACATGGCTCAGAGCACGCCGCCCTACGCCAAGGACGCACAAGCTGGTGCCACGGCTTACAGGCAAGGCTCTGGAGCAGCTACGCAATGACTGCTACTGGAGAGACGGTGGTATCTGCCAGGAGTGCGGAGTGAGGGTCAGCGATCTCTATCCAGACTGGCATGGGCTGAAGTACCACATGGCTCATCGTCGCAACAAACGCAACCGCGGAGATTCGCTAGAGAACGTTCGGAGTTTATGCGGGGATTGTCATCGTGCAGAGCACGGCAACCCGCTACCGAAAGGACTGAAGGGATGAGTCCTTACTACGAGCATGCCGGGATCACGATCTACCACGGCGACTGCCGAGAGGTACTGCACGGCCTTGATTATGATGTGCTGCACTCAGACCCGCCCTACGGGATCAATCACCCGACAGACTATGCCAAGCGCGGCAGGTCAAAGCTGGCTCCATGTAGCGACTTTATCCCTGTTTTTGCCGATGATTCACCGTTCGATCCCGCGTTCTTGCTTGACTCTCGGCAGTGCATCCTTTGGGGCGCAAATCACTATGCGAACAAGCTGCCTGCAACCAGCGGTTGGCTCGTATGGGATAAGGAAAGGCCGGAAGACCTAGACCAAGCAACGTGTGAGCTGGCATGGACGAACTGCATTAAGGGCGTGCGCAGATTTCGCCATCTTTGGCACGGCATGATGAGGGCCAGCGAGAACGAACCGCTGCAACATCCGACACAGAAGCCAGTGGCTCTAGCGCAATGGGCGCTCTCGCTCCGATGGGTGATTGATGGGACCGTCTGTGATCCGTATATGGGCTCAGGAACAACGCTAGTCGCTGCGAAGAATCTAGGGCGCAAAGCCATCGGCATTGAGATCGAAGAGAAGTATTGCGAGATTGCCGCAAAGAGATTGAGTCAAGAAGTATTCCAGTTTCAGTAACTCGGGGACCGCAGTTCGGGGGATGGGGAGCAAGTGGGACGCATAAGAACGATCAAACCAGAGTTTCCGCAGTCAGAATCAATCGGCAAGTTGTCGAGAGAAGCGCGTCTCTTATTCATCCAGTTGTGGACCGCCGCTGACGACGAGGGGAGGCTTCGCGGGGCCTCGCGAATGCTCGCGAGTACTCTCTACCCTTACGACGAAGATGCTCCGCAGTTAATTGAGGGCTGGTTACTCGAACTAGAGACCAATGAACACATCCGGCGCTATGTGATCGCAGCCAATACTTACATCGAGATCATTAACTTCAGTACTCACCAAAAGATAGACCATCCCAGCAAATCAAGATTGCCAGCTTTCGCGAAGCCTCGCGAATCCTCGCGCCGGAAGGTATCTAGGACCAAGGATCAGGACCTAGGAAAGGGATCAATTGCGCGGAGCGTTCCGCCAGAAGAACTGGCGGGAACACTTCCGCTGGTAGATGGTTCTGATTTTCAGATTTCCAAAGAGCAAGTCAAAACCTGGACCGATGCGTACCCGGGCGTGGAAGTGAAAACGAGTTTAAAGCAGGCTAAAGCGTGGCTGGAGGCGAACCCGACGCGAAAGAAAACGCGAAAGGGGATCATGCGATTCACGGTTGCATGGCTAGACAGGGCACAGAACTCAGGAGGGGCGAATGGACGACAAGATCAAAAACGCATTGAAGGCAATGTTGGCGCTCAGGGCAGCGAAGATGGACCCGACCTCTATGCGGCTTTATACGGCCCGGTTGAGCAAGGAAAACTCAACTGACGTGGTTGCTGTTTTGCAGAAGCTTGCGGAGATGCCGAGAGCTGAGTTTGAAACTGCAGTACCGGACATTGCCACAATCACGGCCATGATTCGCGCCGAGGAGATAGCTCGGAAGAACCGATCGACAGCGCAAAAGTCGCAACGGCTAGTCCGCTATGTCTGCCCAAGTTGCGGTGCTACCCGCTGCGCTTTCCCCGGCATCACTGAGGATTTGTTTCGCAAGTGCTATCGCGTCGTGGGCTTCGATGAGCGCGGCGCCAAGCTGGAATGCGGCTATGAGCTCACAGTGATCTTCGATGAGAACCAGGAGCCAGATGGTGAGCGCGTGTATTACAAGGCCCCTGCTTTTGTGGAGAAGGCGCTAAAGGAAACGCCCAGAGTACTTCCGGAGGTTCTGTGACCGACTTCTACGAACTCAAGCGCCACGAGCGCAAGGGCTGGAACCACGGGTTAATCGCAGCCTGTGTGTTCACCCTGATGGTCTGGGCAGGAGTGATCTTGCTGGCGATAAATGCAATTCAGTGGTGGCAGGCGATCGTGGAGTTCTTGGAGAAGGTGGGGCTGGGGGGATGAATCGAGTTCACTTCAGTGCGGCATCGGATCGTTGGGCCACACCTCGGGATACCTATGAGGCGCTGGACAGGGAATTCCGATTCGACTTCGACCCATGTCCGCTAGATGGGGAGCAGGATGGAACAGCCTCGCTCTTCGTCGCATGGCAGGGTAAGCGCGTGTTCTGTAACCCGCCCTATGGTCCAGACCTGCGCAAGTTCCTTGAACGTGCTCACGAGGCGGATTTGGCGGTTTTCCTGATTCCTGCCCGAACAGACACGCGCTGGTTCCATGAAATCGTGCTGCCTCACGCCAAAGAGATCCGCTTTCTCAAAGGACGACTCAAGTTCGGAGATTCGGTTAACTCCGCGCCATTTCCAAGCATGGTTGTGATTTTCGAGAGGGCCACAGCATGAACGTAGCCGAGCTGCAGCACATTCCTCTCAATCAAGCCTACATCTGCTTAGAGGCCGACTGCGGCTGCATTGGGAACTCGAATTCCTGGTGCCCTGCATGCAATTCAACGAAGGTCTGGCCAGTAACGCGGTGGGTAGCAGAGCTGGTGACGCGGTACGCGAAGGAGAGCAAGTGAGCGAGACAAGTTCCCTCACCGGCCCGATTGTGGAGGAGTTTACCAAGATGGGCATCTTCGCCATGCGCTTGAACTCGGGCACTGCCAAGCGAGGGCGCTATTACATCAAGCTCTGCCCTCCCGGTACGGCCGATGTGGTCGCGTTCATGCCGGGTCGAGTGATCTGGGTCGAAACGAAAGAGGTTCGCGATTTAAAGCGCAAGGGAAGCACGGCAGATGCCCAGAGCGCATTCCGCGCCACAGTGGAGATGCTTGGGCATACCTATGTGCGGGCAACGTGTCTGGATGACGTTCTGGAAGTTCTGAGAAAGGAAAGCAAGTGAGCGAAGTTATCTGGCTGTGCCGAGTTTGCAAAGCGTGGTTTCGCGGTGCTCCAACGTGCCCTTATTGCGGCCGAAACGTTCTGGAATATCCGAGGGCCGCATGAGCGACGGAGTGATTGAAGCAGGATTCTACGCGATTATGGGCAGTCTGATTGAAGCCAAGCGCAAGGAGCGCAAGATGACGCAGACCGAAGTGGGCAACATGATCGGCGTCCACCGAAACACAATCATGCGATGGGAAAGCGGCGAAATGCGCATGGACATTTGGCAGTTCATCCGACTATCAGATGCTTTGGCTTGCAGTCACCTGAAACTGCTTCCGCCGCGCAAGTTCACGTGGGGAGTTGGATTCGAGGAAGCGGTATATGAGCGCGATGCCCCGCTCACCAGACGCCAAAGCGAACAAGAGCGAATCGCATGATCGTCATCTGGGACCACCAGGCCGGCTGGTTCCCGCAACTGAGGGCGAGATGGAAGAAGTGGAGGGGGAAGTGAACCTTTGGAAACGATTTTTGCGATGGAAGCGGCGAGATGCGTATTGGGAGCAGAGCAGGGCGACAAATCTACTTCAGGACGCATGGGGTCATCTCTATCGAAGCTATTGGTGGACGGCATCGGCAAGAGAGCGCGAAGCCTTGCTTCCAGAACAGAAAGAGGCGCTAGATATTCTTCATAACTTGGCGCACGAATCACTCGAAAGACAATGCGAACTGTAGCCCCTATCAGGGCAACACAGAGGAGCAACAGGATGAGCGCGTTTCATTATGAGATTCCCGAGGGGTGCATCTGTCTGGGTGATGGCCTGTATGGAATGCACTGCGATGCCAAAGAGCACGTCCGGTACTTCTGTCGGTGTGGCTGCGGCTGCACGAAAGAGTTGAAGTCTTACGAAGTGAGTTGGGCGCAGAAGAATCCACGCGATCCCCGAGCGTATTACTGCGGCAAGTGCTATCAGGAAATGGCTTAGGGGCAACACAGAGGATAGCGGAGATGGCAACACGAATTCAGCGTAAGCGCACGAAGGGCTGGAGGATGCCGGAAGGCGCGGTGTATGTTGGCAGGCCGACACCTTGGGGGAATCCGTGGAAGGCCGGGCAGTGGATGAGCGCAGAGAACGCCATCAAGAACTTCAGGGAACTGATTGCCAGCAGGGACGCAACGCCAAATTGGCGATTCACGGATATTCGGTCTGAAGACATTAAGACAAAACTTCGCGGCAAAGACTTAGCCTGCTGGTGTCCGCTTGACAAGCCCTGCCATGCAGACGTGCTGCTGGAAATCGCAAACAAAGATTAAAGGGGGACGGCACAGATGGGCGTCGAGAGACAGATACCGGAAGACTTGAAGGAACTTTGGGGAGCAACTCAGTCGTTTAAGCATCACTCTCCAGACTTGTGCGAGTGCGATCTTGAGGGCGGAGACCCTGATTGCAAGATCGAGCCGAAATGTCCAACACCTTACGAGTGGCAGCGCATGACAAGTCCAGCAAAGATCGCTGCCCTGATTGAGCGCATCGCCGACCACGCCGCAGAGGTGGAGAGGTACGAAAAGGCGCTGAACCAAGCCGAGCTTTGCATTCATCGGCTGCAAGGCTACCTTCCGCACAAAGACCATGCTGCCTACGACAGCAACGTTCGCACTCTGGACGCGCTCGTAGAGGACACCACGAAGGCCATAGATGCAGCTAGGCGCACAGACCAGCAATTGCAGCCCAAGGGAGAACAGGGATGAACGAGTTGAAGCGGAAAGATCCACGGTGTAAGTGGTGCAGGTGTTCTCTGCCGATTGGAGTGATCGTAACCTGCCTAAAGAATCCCAACGGCTTATTTTGTGAGCGAGAAGTAGACGACACGCGCCAGACGCAGGGAGGAGAGAGCAAGTGACAGCAGAGGAAAAGGTAAAAGCGAAGTACCCGGACGCATATCTAGTGGCTACATCTAGGCGCGGTCCCGAGTGGTACCAGGTGCAGACAAAAGGGGCGCTATTGAGCGAATGGAAGTACACGGAATCTTGGGCATGGGAAGACGCGGCTAAAAGGATCGGGGGAGGGGAGAGATGAGCCAGATACAGAGGTACTTTCACAAAACATTAGCTCCAAATGACAACGGGAATGTCGTGCTCTATTCCGACTACGAGGCGCTGCAACGGGAGAACGAGCGCCTGAAGGCTCCGGTGACACGGGAAGAGCTTGAGAACCACTTCGGCGTCAAGACTGCTCACGAGCTGGTGGTCACTGCAAATAACGTCAACGCCTTCATCGCATCAAGGGCCACACAGCCAGCCCCACAGGAGGGGAAATGAGCACAACTTCTCTACCGATGCCAGCAGGGACATGCATGAGATGCGGCTACGAGATTTACCACGGTTCGACGCACATGTGTCCTACGGCGCCATGCCTCACAAGAGTGAAGATTGTTAGAGCGCATCAGGCCCCACAGAGTACGGAGAACGCTCAATGATTCGATCGATCACCTGTTTTTTCTTCGGCCATGATTGGCGCGACAGAAACGTCGGCACCGATTGGGGCTATGAGCTTTGGAGTCTATGCCATAGATGCGGAAAGGTTAACTGTCTATGATTCGAGGCCAACTAAGAGGCTGCTTACCTTCGCACATGACCAGGCGTGTCGTTTCCGAGCCCTCGCAATGGGAAAAGCTGGTCTTGCGCCTGCATATGACCGAATCGGAAGCGATCGAATCGATCCGCTCAGGCAAGTGCAAGATGCTGATTCAGTGGGCATGCAAGAGCTGGGGCACCTGCTATGTGCCTGAAGCAGTAGGGGAAATCTTAGGCATGCAGCTTGACTTCGTAGCTTGGCGCCGCGGCTGAATCTCAGGGAAAATGAGCACGCGCTCCGACTTGAGCCCATTTGGTAGCTGGACGTGGATGATTAAGCGGATCTTTGCCACAAATCACCGCAGATTCAAGTGAGTGCTGCCCAACAGAATGCTTAGACACCAGAAACTCATTCCCAGCCATCCCAGATTGACTCTCGGGGGAGTGGGAACGTTGAAGGCTGCCAAAAGCAGCAACACAAACGCCAGGACCATCAGGATTAATGTGAGCATTTCGGTGACCTCTGTGCACGTTTGATGCAGAATGTTCCACGGGGAACAATGTTTTCGCTTGACACTATCTACAAACGCTTTATATTTGCAATTGCATTCTCCCTTTTGCTGTCCTGCCGCGCCTGACACAGGTTCAAAGGTCGGGCATCCCTGCGACAACCCAAGCCCTTGGAGTCTTCAGAAGATGGCCGATGTGCAGCGTGTGTACAATCCAGAGACAAAATGCAAGATGAAGCTCAAGAAAGCGCTCGACATGCAAAATCAGTGCTTGATTGAGATCAACATGGCAACAATGACTTATAAAAACCTCACACTTGCACAAATCGTGCAAAGACGTTCAGCGCTCCAGGCCGTGCTTATAAGCGGGTTCACGTATTACGTCGAAGGGAAAGACGGCAAGCTAGTGCCAAAAGCCTACTTTGCTGAGCTCCCCGGCCTCATCTTCAAGCCTGCTCAGAAGGATCAAGCCCTAACACGTCAAGGATTCGCTCTGATTCAGCAGGCAAATCACTTCTGCCTAGAACATGCCTAAGATCGTTCCCTGGAATTCCAAGATAGAAGAGCAGATTTGTGAAGATATCGAATCTGGTTTGACGCTTCGTGCTGTCGCAGAAAAGAACAACGTTTCTAAAGCGCTGATTTTAAAGAAAGTAAAGGACTCGAAATCATTTCATGACCAATACACGCGCGCGATAGAAGCGAGAACTGAAACTGATTTTGAAGGACTTGCAGACACAATCGCAGAAAAGCCAGCCTACTCTAAAGGCGCTGTCGATAGTGGCTGGGTGAACTGGAAGCGGCTGCAGATCGACACAATCAAGTGGGCATTGAGCAAGCGAAACCCGAAGAAGTATGGGGAAAAGGTCGAGCACAGCGGAGAAATTGGGGTTAAGCGCGTAGTTTCCGACCTCTGAGCCTTAATTGTATTAACCGCGCTCGCCGAGCCAACTTAACAATGTTAGGCGCTCTGAACGGATCTAAACGACTTGCAGACGTTTGAGGATGTTTCCCTCCGCGACCTGATCAAACCTGAGCCGAAGCAGGACGAATGCTTTAAGGCGACGGACAAGTACCGATTCGTGCTTTATGGCGGGGCGGCTGGTGGTGGGAAGTCGTACATGCTGCGCTGGTGGTGTTTGCGCCAGCTTATTCGCAGGTATGAAAAGACCGGCATTCCGAATCTGGTTGCCGGCCTATTCTCGATCGATTACCCCACGCTGCAGGATCGGCAGATCTCAAAGATTGAGCGCGAGTTCCCTGCCTGGTTAGGTCAGACGAAGCGCACAGAGAAAGAAGGCCTTTGCTTCTTCATCCACCCTGACTTTGGTGGCGGCCGGATCGCACTGAGGAATCTCGCAGATGCTAGCTCTTATAAGTCGGCTGAGTTCTGCGATATCGCGGTTGAAGAGCTCACAGAGAACAAGCGCGATGTCTTCGAGGATCTGGTTCTATTCAGACTTAGAACTCCTGGAATCGAACGACCCTGCTTTTTGGGCGGAACAAACCCGACAGGCATCGGCTTGCAATGGGTCAAAGCACTCTGGATCGATCGCAAGTTCCCGCAAGAACTCCAACACCTAAAGCATGAGTTCTTTTACGTTCCAGCCCTGCTCGATGACAACAAGTATCTCGGCAAGGATTACCGCGAATCGCTCGAAGGCCTGCCCGACAAGAAGCGCAGGGCGTTGCTTGAGGGCGATTGGACGATTCCCGAAGGGCAATACTTCACCAACTTTGAGCGTAACGAGCGCAAGGTTCACCCGGCCATCGCAGGCCAGATCATTCAGCCGTGGTGGAATCACTGGCTATCGCAGGATTGGGGTTTCAAGCATCACACGCCTGTTCACTGGCACGCAGTCGGGAATGTTCTGCCGGAACAAGCTAAGCTCTTAGGTCGGGGTTGGGATACGCCGAAACGTTGCGTATTTACCTACCGCGAAAAGATCACAGCGCTATCCGAGGCAGCACAGTCAGAACGTCAGTTGGGTGCAGATGTTCGCCGTCTAAGCGCGAAAGAACGCATTTCAGCGTGGATTCTGTCGAAAGACGCGTTTGGCGAGAAGACCAGCCAGAACACCGCGGCGCAGTTGTTAGCAGCAGGCGCAGGGTCAGGCAAAGACTTCCCGCTCCCGACGCCCGCAAACATGGCTCCAGGCTCCAGAGTAGTGGGCTGGCGCTTCATGTACACGCTGATTCAGGATGATGCGTGGTTTATATCGGAAGCCTGCCCTGAAGCCCTAGATGCAATTCCAGCCCTTGAATATGACTCCGAAAAGGGCGGCGAAGACATACTCAAAACCGATCATCTCTATGACGATATTGGCGATGAGTTGCGGTACGGATTGGTAGACATGCTGGGCACGGCAAAGAAGCCGTATGACGTCGAGTTAGCCGAGCGCATCCAGGCAGCAGAACAGGTCAGCCCGACAGAAGCACACTTCATGCGGCTTAGGGAAACCGAGCGCAGAGCCAAGGCGAATCAGCCGCTGAACTATTGGGAGTGAGACGTGGAACTTAACGGATTCTGGTACAACACAGCAACCCAAGAACTTCAAGCCTATTCGCACGGCGATCTTCTCGGCAGCTTGAGCGCAGATGCGGCCAGCAACCAAGCAACTAGAGCACATTGGGAGCTAGATGTTGTGCATGTATTGGCATCGCGTAAACCTCAGGACCTTGTGGCTTTTGTTATGGGCTATCGGCTCAGTAAAACAGGCTTACCGCCCACGATTCCCGTAAACGCATGAACTGGCTTAAACGCAAATTCGAGCAGTTTCGCGCATGGCTGACCGGCCCTCTGCCCTCCGTCGAGATGTACAAGGCGATGGAGTTGAAGCAGCGCGAGCGCCACGAAGAACTGATGGGCGCAATCCAGGGCCTCACGCAGACGCTGCAACAGGCTCACGTCACCAGACCGACAGTTCAGGCTTTTGAATACACAGATTGGGACTCGGCGCAGCTTGCCGCAATGATCGAAATGCAACGGAATCCAGAGAAGGAGCACTGATGGACCCAATACATCAAGCATTTCTCGATCAGGCTGCCGCACATGAGGAACTGGTTCAACAGTATTTCCGAAATGAAGAGCGCTCGCGCAAGATGGCGGAGGCGCTGAGCGAGATAAAGTACCCCAAAGAGTTCCGGACTAAGGAGAACTAAATGGCATTCAACTTTCCAGTTGGCTCAGCCAACAAACCGAAGCCCAAAGAAGCGCCGAAGCATTCGGAACCGGATGGCGATGAGCAGCCGATGCCGGAAGCGGCCCCGGAAGAGCAGGGCGGCGACGATACCGCGCAGGCTCAGCAGGAGTTCTCGCAGGTCATGGATGCTGTATCGCAAGGCCAGCAGCCCGACCCTGAAATGGTTCACCAGCTCGTGCAGTATCTGAGTCAGTTCCTGCCGGGAGGTAGCAATGCCTAAGCCATACGGTTCAGCGCCTCCGCTCGGGGCAGCCCAGCCGATCGTTGATGACGTAAAGAATGGCATCGGCTCAATGATCGACAAGGGGAAGAACTTCATGTCTCATCCGCTCGATTCGATCAAAGGGATGCTGGGAATGCCTGCAGACGGTGCGCCGACGGGTGCTCCGACGCACGACCAGGAAGTCCAGAAGATGAATCAAGACATGAACGCGCACAAGAACGATGCAGCGAATGCCTCGTTTCTGCCGCGTCGAGCAGTGCCGAAAATGAAGTAGGTGCTCGATGGATGAAGTAATCCACGTATTACACCGGATCGAACGCCACGCGAAGCAGAACGAAGAACTCAACGCAGCACAACTGGATACCCAATTCCTCATCCTCAAGGAGATCAGACATTTTATGAGCACAGTTCAACAAGGACTCCAGGATCTTCAGCAGGACGACGCTGATCTGACCCTAGCCGTTACCTCCCTCACCTCCGCAATCAACGCAGCCGCGCAGAAGATTGCCGACCTGACCGCCGAACTTGGCAGCAACGAAGACTCTACTGTTCAGACCATCGCAGCGCACATCAAAACACAGATTGCCGGGATTGTGGATGCGGCTGCAGTTCTGAACAACGCGGTCACGCCTCCGCCTCCTCCGGTTGTCGAACCGCCTGCGCCAGAGCCCACAGAAAAGCCGGCAGAACCCACCGCGTAAATGGAAGATACGCAACAGGGCGAGTCGAAGACCGAACCTGGTTCTCGGCTCACGCCTATCGATTTTGCGGCGATCAACTACGTTCCCGGTGCCAGAGCGCCGTGGTTCTGTGGTGCCCAAAAAGATGGCAAAGAAGTCTGCTTCGGCCCTGATGAGTTAGGCGAATATGCCAAGCACATCGAGGAGATGGTTGAGAACGTCAACCGCGCCGACTCCGCTGCTCGGATATGGGAAGTACTGCAAGCATGGGAGATGCGGCTATTCAATCGCAACTACCACTTCCTGAATGCAGGCTGGAAGGGCTGGGGCATGTTTGGCGGCTCTTCAGGTACTTCGGGCGCATCGATCATGCAGACGCAGAACGCGATGAAACTCTTCGCGTGCAACGTCTTTGGCGCTCGGCATGACAAGATTGTGGCGGCACTGAGCCGTGAGGTTCCCGGGGTAGCGGTTGTTCCGAAGGATGAAGCTGATCCGATGGATCAGACCGCGCAGGAAGAATCGGAAAAGTATCTCAAGGTGTATCGCAATGACTCGAATCTCAAGAAAGCAGTTACGCAGACGGCCTCCTATTTCTACACCGATGACCGCGTTCTCTGGCTCACATATACGATTGCCGATCAGTCTCGCTGGGGAACAGAAACGCCAGATCGAGCACAAGAAGGCTTCGGCGCACCTGAGGCTGACGGAGTTACACCTGAGACAGAAGGACAACCTGCTGCTCAGTCGTCTGATCAACCTGCTCGCAGAGAAGAAACCCGCGTCTACGGCAAGCTAGAGTCCAAGGTCCCGCTCATGGCTGATGAAGAGCATGAGATGAACTGGGCACGTGCCGAGTGGGAAACCTCCGTCAACACGCTCAAAGCGAAATACCCTTGGGTGCGCGACAAGATCGCAGCGGGTGGCGCGAAAGAGGGCATGGACCAGATTGCAAGGCTGGCACGGATCAACGTGCGTCTGGCCGTGCAGTCGAGTTCAAGTTCAGGCGAGGCCTACAAGAACGATGCTACTGAAGGGGTCACGTTCTTCAAGCCGTCAGAGTATGAGGGCATCAAGGATGAAAATGTCCGAGAAATCTTTTACAGCGAGTTTCCTGACGGTCTGGAAGTCTGGCACGCTGGCGGCCAGCTGGCAATGGTTCGCAACGCCCGAATGTCCAAGCATGTCAAAGTTGGGCACCCCTCTCCCGGTTCAGGCCAGAATCGCCGTGCCATTGGAACCAATTACCTGCCACTTCAAAAAGTCCTGAACGCGAATATTTCGCTGATCGATCGCTACTTTCGGTCAATGGTTCCACGCCGTTATGCGATGGAGCCTTACATCGATACGCAGACGATTAATTCTCAGTCCAACGATCCTGCCAAGGTTACCGCAGTCTATCTGAATGGGCAGACAGGCCTTCGCATTCCCGACATTACAGGCGTCGAGAACGTCCCCCAGCCCAACAATGCGCTATTTGAGTTCGTGCAATGGCTGATTCAGGGTGCTCCCGAAATCATGGACAACGCCTCGCCTGCGATGTTCGGAGCCGACACTGGAACAGAGCAGACATTCGGCGAAGCGCGATTGGATCGCGACCAGGCACTGCAAGTCTTCTCGATGCCGTGGGGCACAATGTGCGAATTGGTATCTTGCGCCAGCCTTCAGGCCATCGAATCGGCAGCTGCCAACAGGCAGGCAAATATCTCCGCATCGCTTCCCGGCCAGCAACGACTTGAAATCGAGATTGAAAAGCTGCAGGGCTCTGTTCTTGCTTATCCCGAATCGCTTGAAATTCCGCGCACTCTGGCTGAGCAGGAAGAGCAGATGCAGCAGTTGATTGAGCAGAGTCCTAACGTGGCTTTGTATCAGTCCATCCTCTCCGACCCGCGCAACATCGCCGTCATCGCCAAATTCCCATCACTGGCTGACCTCGATGTACCGGGAGCCGATCAGGTCGAGCAGCAGCAGGGCGAGTTTGAGATCCTGATGCGCTCTGGACCGATGCCTAATCCCGACTACCAGAAGATTGCTGACCAGATCAAGGAAGGCGAAGTTGAGATTGCGAACATTCAGGAGATGGCTGCTACCGACCTCACCGGAGCCGCGCAGCAGATCCTCGAACAGCATCAGCAGGCGATGGAGCAACTACAGCAACTCCTCCAGCAGACGCCTCCAGAGCTATCCACGGTGCAGGTTGCCAAAGATACCTCCGAGAACCATGAGATTCATGCGCAGATCACGCTCGGCATGCTGACTTCTCCGACAGGCCGCAAGCTCAAGAACGGCGATGAGGAGCAGCAGAAAGTCTGGAATAACCTCAAGCTTCACTGGCAAGAGCACATGGACATGGCACAGAAGCTCTCGCCCCCCAAAGAAATGGAATTCAAGGGCTCAGTTTCAATCGATCCCTCGAAATTCCCGCCTCAGGCCCAGGCCCAGATGTTTGAGGCTATGGGCCTTGAAGTTCCGCCCCACTCGCTTGAGCCTGCAGAGCAGACGCACGAGATCACGCAGGAGCAAGAGGGCATGGATGCCAACGGAATACCGACCAAAACCAAGGTTGCAGTTTCTGGGGCACCGCTGAAGTAGGGACTAAAGGTAGCCCAGATAGAACGTTTGCTTATCGTCGCTCCACCACGAAACTTCAGGCTTAACTAATCCGCACTGATCAGATTCGTCGTGTTCTACAACGACTTCCGCATCAGGGTTAGGCGCGTTCTTTAGTTCCTCGATTAGTTCTCTGACAGTCATGCCGCAAGTTTAGCAAAGGTTTTAGGAGATGGACATGGATGGAATGGATATTGGCGCAGTCGCCGATGCGCCGGAAGTAGAACTAGAAGTACAGGACGCGCCTGAAGAAGTAGAGGGCGCAGAATCTCCAGAAACTCCCGAATCTGAGCAGCAAACAGGCAATAAACTCAGCCGGGAATACTCGCAGTGGATCAAGAACGGCATGGACCCGAGCCATCCGAATGCCCAGCGCTTCGGAAGGATGGCGAAAGACGATCATGCCAGGGGTTATGCGCTCTCTCAAATCGATCCACGCGGAATTGATGGGATTCGAGAGCTCAAAGCCCAGATCGATGCAGTTGAGCATGGGGAATTACGCGGCGTTCAGGCAATCCAGGCAATTCAAGACACGCTGAACGAGGTTTCAGCGCTCGATGAGCGGATTGTGCAGGGAGATTTCGGGGTAATTGAGTCTTTTGGGCCTGAAATGCAGGCCGGGATACTCAAAATGGTCCCGAATTTCCTTGAAATGCAGCAGAAGTCGGACCCGGAAGGTTACGCAAAGACGCTTTTACCGCATTTCGTCTCTGCCTTGCGCGAATCTCCGATGGTACAGAGCTTTAATTCTCTCGTAGATGCTCTGCAAGAGGCTCCCCCGCAGGGAATGCCGGCTGAAGCGCAGAAATGGTTTGAGCAGCAGCGCTGGCAAAAGGCTTCGACGCACATTAATTCGATCGCTGAGTGGCTGAATACTCAGGACAAGCAAGCCAAGGCGCTCCAGAACGGCAATACGGCGCAGGGAGCAAAACCACAGGCTCCAAGCGTGCAGGATGAACGCACTAAGCTCGATCAAGAGCGCCAGAAGCTGCATTACGAGACAAACGTCACTCCGCAAACCAACAAATATGCGGATACGCAATTTAAAGACCTTCTGAAGCCCTACGATTCACGCCTGAAGCTGAACGACACAGCCAAAGGGCGTCTGGCACAGGATTTCGTCTCCGCAGTGATCAAAAAAGCGAATGCCAACCCGGTATATCGCTCTCAGATGGACCGCTTCTACAAGTCGCGGAACCCAGATCCGAAGCAGGTAGTCAACCTGTTCAAAGTGGAGTTCGATAAGCACGCGAAAAGCGTGATGAAAGACCTTGTAACCGAGCGCTATGGCAACTTCCTGAACGCAAGAGGTTCCCAGCAGCCTGCGGCTCGCCCCGCACCTGCAAATGGCGCTAAAGGGCCTGTGGCAGCGAGAGAGTACGTTGTTTCCTCTCGGCCCAGCTCGAATGACATCGACCACCAGCACCCGAAGTACATGGAACTCTATGCCCAGCGGAAATACCCGATGAAAGATGGTCGGATAGCCGTTTGGCGTCAGCAGTAAAAAGCAGCACCGCATCAATTCGATCCGGGGGGACCGGGATACAAAAGAGGCTTAACGGCCGCTCGAATTCAGCGGAGATGACATGCACAGCACGGCTCCAAAAGCGCGTGACTTCATTTCTGAGGAATTCGTATGTCTCTGGCGACAGAAACAGCAGTACAGGCTATCGAACTTGAAACCTTTGTCGAGGAGATCGCCGATCTCCAGGCACGCTTCAATAAACTCCAAACCCGTCTTGAAAAGGGCGGCGTCAAGAAACAGATTTCGAACCAAACCCTTCGCGGCGCAACTCAGCGCTCTCCTTTCTGGGCACCTGTCCGCGTGCAGGGCGGCGCTGGCGTTCAGCAGGCTACCGCAGATACCTCTTCGACGGTGTTTGCATGGCCTCGCGGAACTGGTTCTCAGTACCAGTCGTTCGTAGCCTCTCCGGTTCGCATCATCAACGTGTGCGAGATTTCAAACCTTGCGCAGGAAGCGACCAACGGCAAAGAACGCTCGCTCACCAAGTTCTCGAAGCAGGAGATGGAAGAATCTCTCTTGTCGCATGAGAACGGCGTCGAAGGCGTGCTGAACCGCGACGGCTCGGGCACCATCGATGTGATTCCGGCCTCAGCCACGATTACCACGGGCGGATCTGGAGCGACCACATCGATCATCGCCGGCATGAATAACGCGGCCAGCTTCTCCGATCAGCAGGGCGTCTGGGTCTTCCCGAGCGTCGGCGGATCGCAGCGGACCACGGGCATCACAACGGCTCTGATCTCCTACGTTGATCCGGTGACGAACACGCTGAACTTCTCGACAGCGCTTCCGACCGGAACCACGCAGGGCGACTTGCTGGTGATTCAGGGTGCCACAGGAGCAGCAGGCTCCTCGATCTACGGCAAGGATTACTGGATCTCGAACGGCTCTACCGGAACGATTGGCGGCCTCAACAAAGCCCTCTATCCCGGACGCCTTTCGACTCCCACCATCAACTTCGGCGGGACGGGCACTATCAGCAACTCCACAGCGCAGCGGATTGAATCGATTCGCATGCGTGCGCTTGGCGACGAGTACGACGAGAACGAATCGGCGTTCTGGTATGCCAATCCAGTGCAGGGCGTGGCGCTCAGCGGCAACTTCTACAACCCCGGATACACCCGTCTCGATGAGGGTGGCGACAGGGTCGTGGATACGGCCAAGAAGTACATGCAGAAGACCTGGGCGGGACGCGAAATCGTCTGGTCCTCGACTGCAGAGCCGACCCGCATGGACCTGATCGTGCCGAAAACATGGTGCTTCGGGGAACTCTTCCCGACTCGCCTGCATGAGTGGACACCGGGCAATCCGATTGCTGCGGTGCCGACGAATGACGGTGCCGGAACAACCACGTACTACGACAGCCAGCAGTTTGGTTATGAGCGTGGTTTTAATGTGATCTGTCAAGATCCCAAAAAACAATTCTATATTCAGGGGTTACCTGTACCTGCAGACTCGTAGAATTGTTTTAACTTGACGTGACAGTACCATGTACAGCAACATAGATGCATGGACACTAAAACCTGCAAAGTCTGTAACGAGACGAAGCCGCTAGATGCTTTTCCGGCAAGGGGTCGAACCTGCAAGGCGTGTTGGGTTATTTGGCAGCGTGCCTTTAGGCGAAACAAGCGGATCGAGTATTTAGCGGCTCACCCTCCACAACCAAAACCCACAGAAAAGGCTTGCCGAATCTGCGGAATCGTTAAGCCGCTTGAAGAATTCAACTTCGCTAGAAAACAAGCCAACCAGCGAACCTCTTACTGCCGACCATGCGCGTTAGAGCGTGCTTATGCTACCCGGGCACTTCGCGGTCGCGAGAATGAGGAGTTGTTTTACCGCTGCCGCAGGATGGGTACTACGGCAGAGTGGTATCGGCAAAAGTTAGCCGAGCAGGACGGAAAATGCGCCCTGTGTTTGCAGCCTGAAGTTCACCCGGTTGTTCGTGGTGGTCGTACCAGGAACCTCGCCATCGACCACGATCACGGAACTGTACAAGTACGCGGCCTACTCTGCTTCCGCTGCAATACCGCACTTCACTCGCTTGAGAAGCACGGGGCAGCATGGGCAGAACGAGCCGTTACTTACCTAAAGAAGTACGAAAGGACATGACCATGTTTCCAATCAAGCCTCTGCTGGACCGCGTGATTGTGCGCGAGATTCCAGTGAAAGAATATTTCCGCGTTGATGAGCTCGTAAGCAGCGAACTGCTCGACAACTCGAACATCAAAGCGCTGTCCGATCGCGGCGTTGTTGAAGCCGTGGGCAGCAAGGTAGAAGACGTGCAGGTAGGCGATACCGTCATGTTCGATGAGTTCGCACGGAATGACGAAATCTATCTGAACCCAGCCGACAAGAACAGAAGCGATCTACCGCGGTACTTCCGCATCAGGGAAGCCGATTTGCAGGGCGTGATCAGTGCCTAAGCCGACCGCCGAAGAAATCATTAAAGCGCTCGGCAAGTTGGCAAGCTGCTTTTCCATCCCGGCGTCAGATGATAGCCATTACGTGAATGTCGTTAAGCCTGTCGGGGAAGTAGAAATGGCATATCTCGAAGCGCTGGACATTCTTATGCGGTATCACCATGCGTGAGTGCCCTCCGTGGTTTCAGCGGGAACTAACCCGACTCGGCGGCACGAACCATTACGGCGAACCAATCTTCAAGCTGGTCTGGTCGCCTGAGCCGAAACGAACGATCGGCGGCAGGTTTCAGGACGGCTATGTAGGCTATCGCAGGTTCCCCGAGATTCAGAGCGTTCCTTGCTGGGCGCTGATGGTTTGGGAAGCACGCGAGACGCAAGGCTCTCCAATGCGCTGGGAGATGGATTTCCGTGATCCCGAAACAGGGCTGATGGATTGCGGCGGCTATCCCAAGTACGGCCGGTATCGCTGCCTGCATAAGCTGATTCATCACGAGATCACGCAGAAGCCGAAAGAGCAGGTCTGGTTTGACGGGCCAGTGCTTCGCAGGGAAACGGTCGAAGTGCCCTTCATGAAGGTTCACCGCATGGAGCCCTGCGGATTCATTTTGGACGTAATGCTTCCCATGCTGATGATGTGGCGCAAGCTCTCGGACAAAGCCAAGATAGCCGCCCTACAGCAGGAAGAGAAGTTGAAGCAGGAAGAGATTCTGAAACAGGCGAAGGACATTCGGCACGGCTGCCGGATTAGCAGAGGATCGGCTCTCGTAGCGAAGAGGGCGGAAATCATCGAGAAGGGTATGGCGCAGGCCATGAAAATGGCGGCTCAATACGGCCTCGGCACAGTCATCGGAGGACATGAATGAAAGTCATTGGCTTAACAGAAGGCAAGAGCGCCGAAGAGATGCGCAGGATGAATCCAGGCGCATTCAACCCGCTTATTAACGGCAGAATGCTGCGCGAACCCATCAGGACCCTCTACATCCACTCGGTTGCGAAACAGGACTTTGTTGTGCGCAACGAACCGCTGTTCAAAAAGCTGGTTCTGAGGGGATGTACGAACGGCGAGCGCTACGTTACCTGCTCATCGCATCCCGACCCTTTACCTCAAAGCTGCACCGACCACGAGCGCGGCGGAACGCGCATTGACGACAACGATACATGGCTCTGCCTGATCGATCTTCTGAAGCCGGGGAATTACACGCTCGATCCATACGCGGGATCTGAGAATCCAGACTTCTACGCCAACCGCATCGGGACCAATCTGATCTGTGAAGGCGTGTTTCCGTCCGAGAACGAAGTTCCAACAGAAGAAGAGCTGAAAAGGGCTGAGAAATCACGCGATAAGCGTTACCGCTGGATGACGCAGGAAGCCATGAAGCTCGCGGCGGTATCGACCAAGCAACTCAATGAATTTCTTGAGCAGGTTCCGGCAGTCCACATCGCTATGGATGCGCTCGGACTTACGGCGCCGTGGCATCAGTCGAACGAAGTACGGACGATCTGCCCCAACTGCGGAGATCCAGTGAGACAGGGTATCGCCTTCCATCAGTCGAGCGCTGGGATGCTGTGCGTGATCGATGAGGAGCGCTATATGCGCATGAAGCGCATGAGCGAACCAGAGAAACGCGGTCCCGGAAGACCACCTAAGACAGAAGAAGTTTAGCGGCCTTCGGGGAGAGTCAACCCGGCGAGGGGCTTTGGCATGGCATGTTCGGGACTCATGTCCCCCGGATAGCGCTGTGCGGCTCTCCCTGAAGTAAGGAGCGTATGCAGGCAACAGTTGGCGGGAATGTCGTTTATCCGAATCTGCAAGAGATTGCAGACTTGTTTCGCTTTCAGATAAACGACACCTTCAATCGAGCAGGCGGGTCAGGAGTTGG